TGACTATATGGCTGGTAATGATGTACTTAAAACTAATATTTTAGTACCAAAGAACAACACGAAACAGTACTTTATGATATACAATAGCCTATCTAAGCAATTAGATGAAGATGCTATATTATCTATAGAAGGTATAGAGCATCCATATCCAGAAGCTGTAGAAGCTACTGAATGGAAACACACTAACTTTGGTGGGTTCAAATCTTATATGAACCAATCTCACATAAGTGGGAACCAAAGACTAAATGAAGGCATAGATCTTGAATACTATGCATCTGTAAATAAGTTGCAGAAGGTAGCTTATCAGCTAGAGGATAGGATGCTAGATAAAGTATCATATCCAACAGATAAATCAACTGGGTACTGTAAGCTAAAGAGCACATTGAGATGTGCAGATGAAATGCTAAAACAAGGAAACAAGTTTTACTTTCAAATTAAGAGGGATAGAAATGGTAGGATGTATAGAACAGCATACCAATTAAACCCACAAGGTTCAACATCAGATAAAGTCCTAATCAAGTTTGCTAATGAGCAGATGTTAACAGAGAGAGGACTACATTGGCTAGGAGTAGCTATAGCTGGAGTATATGGCTTAGATAAGAAGACCTTCCAACAGAGATCAATGTGGTTCTCAAGAAACAAACATTCGTTGATTAAGAACCACAAGAGATGGATATCCAAAGCTAAGGATCCATTATTTATGGAGTACTATCTATTGGCTCTAAGAGATCATATGGATGGTAAGCCTACAGGTGTGATTATGCACTTAGATCATAGTGCTAGTGCATTTCAAATATATGCACTACTATATAGTTGTAAAGAAACAGCAAAACTAGTTAATTTAGCTAGTGGGAATAAGATAGAAAATATACAACAGATTATTAGTGACAATATCAATAGTAAGTTTAATATTGATACATTCACAAGAGATGTAGTTAAATCTATCTTCTCACCAATATCATATTGTGCTGGCATTAAGCTAATACAAAATATATTAATGGATGAATTAAAAAATGACTATTCAGATGAGATAGCTGAATACGCATTTGATACAGTACTGAACTTATCCAAATCTGTAGGAGAGGGTATGAATGATATAAGATCATTATACTCTGACAAAAAGAGATATCACACTTGGGCGCTGCCGAACGGAGTGAAGTGTATAAGACCAAGTAAGATAACAGAAGAAGTTACTATAGACACAGAAGCGTTTGGTTCCCTAACGCACTATAGAGAGGTCGTAGGAGCCACTAGACGATCAACTGGACTAGCATCAAGCGTAATACACTCAGTAGAGGCTTATTGGCTCTCAGAGGTCTGTATGATGAGTCAGTTTGATTTATCAACAAATCACGATGATTATGGAGTTCATCCAAATAATTGTGACAAGTTAATATCTAATGTAAAAGATGTAGCTTGTAAAATAAATGATAGCAATTTACTATCAGATGTTTTATCTATGATATCAGGTAAAAGAATTGATGTATTAAAAGAAAATACATTAAGAAATGAAGAGATTAGAAAATCATTACATATGGTGAACTAATTATTTGATAACATATTATTCTGGAGTAAATATGTTTAAAAAATATTTAAATTCATATACATCAATTCATATTGATGACTTGGTAGATCATATTTATTTAAATATAAATATTGACAGAAAATTGCGTGTAAATTTTAATAATATAAGTACAACAGGAATAGATTCTTGTATATTTTGGAGTGAATATGTTTAAAAATAGTTTAAATAAACATGAATCCAATAATAATTCTATACATCATATTTATTATATTTCAACTTCTGAATATAGATTTGGGATAAGTAATTTACTTGATAATATACAATTCTGGAATAAATATGTTTAAAAATGATGTATATGCACAAAAATATAATAATATTAGAGAATCTGGTTACATAAATCATATTTATTGTAGTTTAGATATTGAATCTAAATTTAATATGGGCAGAAAGCTAGATAAGGTATTATTTTGGAGGACATATGTTTAAAATTAGTATATATGGTAGGTTGGACAGTATCACTAACATTAAACATAAACATACTATTTTTTTCCCAAGAAAAAATAGATTTACTCTTAGCAAATATTTAGATAAATTTGATTTTTGGAACGAATATGTTTAAATCATATATATATTTAGCTAGAAGTAATGAACTTTATTATAAATATAATTTCAAATGTAATGAGCGTTTAAATTTTTTATGCTTTGAAAATTTCTGGAGTGCATATGTTTAAAATGGATATCTTTTCGTTTGTAAGTCTTTATGTATCTCATATTTATTTTAATCCAATTAATGACATTAGGTTAAGCATAGATAATGACCTTGATGATCTATTGTTTTGGAGTAGATATGTTTAGATATGACTTACATGGACAGAGATCCAACAGCACTAACTTGTGTCACTATTTATGTCATATATATAATACTTCATCTACTGAATATATACTTAATATAAAAAATCCACTCGATAAAATATGGTTCTGGAATGAATATGTTTAATTATGAATTAGAAACACATGGATATAAATATGATTATAATTGTTTAAATCATATTTATTGTGATAAATTTATTTGCTATAGGTTAGCAATGAGCTGGCGTATTACTAATATACAATTTTGGAGAGAATATGTTTAGATATGACTTAGAAACACATGACTCTAAATATGATTATAGTGGTGGTTTATATATATTTCATATTTATTATGATTCAAATGATGATATTAGATTAAGTATTGATAATAATCTTAATGATATATTGTTCTGGAGTAAATATACTGAGGTGCAAAAAGACAAATATATTAAACTAAAAAAAAGGATACGAATGTGTATAAAATAGTGATACCGCCAAAAGATATAATAGATCTTTTCATACAAGATCGTGAGCTTAGAATTGAGTATGTTTCAGTTGAAACAGAATGCAAGCATATAATACCTATATTGTATTATATGCACAATCAGAAGTCTGCATCTGGTTCTGTAATGACTACTATGGTCAAGTCTGTGATAGAAGGTCTTGATAGAAATCTTATATCACAAAAGATAGATGAACTAAAGTCTATGGGCTTTAATGTTTTATCTATGAGTTTATGTGATAATCTTCATACACATCCAATTGGTGTTATGGGGTTCTCACATACAGATGAAGATGGATTGCTGAAACCAGATTATGGAGATGGCATTGGTTCGAATATGTTATTTGGGTTCAATGGAGAATTCTATAATGCGAAAAGGAGAAAGGTTGTATCTGGTAAGTATACATATGATATAGCTACCCCTGTTAAGCTAAGTGCATTTAAGCCAATCATAAATGTCACACAAGATGACATAAAAACAAAAAACAAGGAAACACACTATGGATATAAAAGATTTTCTAAAAATAAAGCTAGAAGAAAAATATACAAATCCGAACGAATGTTTAGATATGGTTATAAATAGATCTTCTGATACTATTTTAAATCCAGCATACAATAAAAAATATGCTAAGTTCTTAGAGCCAAAAATGAAACAATTGCATATTAGCAATAAAACAGAAAATGGAGATACATCAACAATTCCAGAGATAGTTGGTGTTGGTGGTGTTGGTTCTAATTTGCTCTATATGTTAAGAAATTATACATTTGGAGAAGATAAAGATAATATCAACTTCTTCGAACACGATAAGTGGGAGCTTAGCAATATGCCAAGAATTCCAATATCGGTTGGTGATCTCAAATCAACACTAAAGCAAGATTCCCTTAGACAATGGGGAACCAACCATAAGCTAGAAACAGACTTTATTGAACCATTGTTCTTAGAAGGATGTCACAACAAGCAGACTATGGCTCTGCCAATAGGAGCTATGGATATAAGAACAAGAAAGGTTTTGCATAGTGGTGCAATACCTTTTATAACGATAACTCACAAAGATGATGAGCTCATCATTAAGCTATGTGAGAAACCTGTCGCAGAAACATCAATAGTCAATGAATCATATGGCAAGATAGATCTAAACTTTATGCTTCCAGCTACGCATATGGCTAGTCAATGGCTAATGGATTTCCTAGATCCTAATAGTGAAAGCGAAGCTAGGAAAGTGTATAATGAGATAGATAAATGGAAAAGAGACTTCCATAAAGTGTTTAACTTAGTGCTAGACAGCACAGATAGTGCTTATTCTGATGCTATGTACAAGCTAAAGACCGAATGGGAGCATTGGGAAGAACGCAAGGGTTCTAGTATGAGATCATCAGATTATGATGAGATAAGGATATTTACATACTGCAATCTATATAGAACATTGCTATCTGAGGATGGCAGACGAAAGGTAGCTGATATAGTAAAGTATGAAGGAGAGGTAAATATAGAGGGGATTGAAGATCCAATAATTGGATTCGAGAGAATGCAAAATAGAGAACTTCTTAAGATCAAAAAGGCAGATGTCGCCAAGTGGCTAAAGAAATATTAGGTCTTTCCTAGTATTTCAATTGCACTATGCTTTCATAAAGAGAACTTTAATAGTTTTATTTATGAAGCCATAGTGCTTACATTTTTTTTAAAAGGGATAGTATGAACATTGCACAAGCCATTGAGGCTCAGAACAGAATCGACAATGCTACATTAGATAGTATTATACCAGAGGTTGAGGTTACGCCTACTAAGAACGGTGTTGAAGTAAAATCAACAAACGACTTATTCACACAAACTGTGAATGTAGTGATCTCAAGTAAAGAAGAGATTAAATCATCAGGTGGCGGTTCTGGAGCAGAAGATCAAGAAAAAGCTTCTAACAGAAGTTTAACTGAGATTTTAACAGATCAAACAGTATCTGATGGAGACAAGCTACAAGAGGCAGTAGATGCTATTAGAAGCATCAGAGAGATGTATTCAACTATAGAACCAGAAATGGATACAACAGTTGATACAGACTTCCTAACTGTAGAAGATAAGTTAGAGATTGTAAGCAATAGTGTAAAAGCTATCAGCAAGAAACTACACGCTTTAAAAGACATAAATGTAGGGAATGACATCTTTAATCTAGAGATAGAGAAGGTTAAACTTGTAGCTACAGACTACAAGCTACTAAGTGTTGCTTATGCCAACAAAGAAAAGCTAGTATAGGGTTCGTCCCTATGCTAGACCAAAATTAAAAGGAGACATGATGAGTCTAGTGTTAAATAAAATGTTGTCAGACGAAATATCTGAATTTAAAAACTATGTCGTTGAAAACAAGGGTATAGTGAAGTCAAATAATATTTCGTATGATTACGGAATATATGAAACAACAATAGATAATAAAGATATGTCATTAAATGCAAAAGGTGAAATGCCTAACTTTAACATATCTATGTTTAAGGCTAAAAACTTCGATGGTATGATAGAGCTACTAAGATTAAGTATGGAAAATGATCTATTCTATGGATTAATATTCATAGACAATGATAATAAGCCTCACAATTTATTATCTTATGATGTCATTTCTAAACTGAACAAATTCAAAACTCTAACAAACATAAAGGTTGCTGTTTATCTGAGCACAACTAAGCCAATAAAGAAACATACAAAGACAGCTGAAGAAGCTATTATGACCTTGGAAGTCAAAAATATATCATTATCAGTTGATGAAAGCAAGGACCCAGAGTTGTATCTAATGGCTCCAGAAGAGATGAGAGAAATTGTAGATCACATTGATGAATACCATATCAAAGTTGACGATAATGTCAAACTAATTACTATTGCTGAAGAGATGTTGTTTAATTGCAAGATGCAAGATGGTAGTAGCCTAACTACAATAAACAATTGGTCAATTGAACTAAGTATGATAGATAGTAGTATAATCATACCTACATACGGGTGGTTCTCAAAAAAAGATGGCAATGTGTTGCCGTTGCTATCAAATGTAATGCATCCAAATGTATCTAGTAGTGGAAGTAGTGTTTGTACTGGTTCTCATATTAAAAACTCTATTATAGGTATCTCAGAGCTATCATACGGCAATTTAAATAGTCCTATGAACTCTACTATCTGGGATAGTAAAATGTCTCTATCGATAGCTAGAGGGTATGTTAACATATATCATAAATTATTATTAGCTAGCATTAAATAAATGCTATGCTTAAAAATATAAAATTATACTCTTCTAGCCTTTATCGTAGAAATAATAGATTTGGATAGATATGTATAAAAAAATTAATAATTATAAATATGGTGTTTATAGATTAAATATTTCATATCATTTATTCAATAGAGGTCATCTTCGTTGGGATCGTTGGAGTAAATATGTTCAAAAGACTTATTAATAATAAAATATCTAATAAATTAACATTTAAATATTCATATACTTATAATGATAGTAGATTAAATATTTCATATTATTTATCTAATAGATATCATCTTAGTTGGAATCGCTGGAATAGTTATGTATAAAAGACTTATTAATAATAAAATATCTAATAAATTAACATTTAAATATTCATATACCTATAATGGCTCTAGATTGGATTTTACAAATAACTTTAATAGGATTATTTTAATAGATAAATTATATTGGAATAAATATGTTTATCGTTTATAAAGGTTATAACAAGTTGTATGATTATTATAATAATGGATTTAAATATGCAAATGTAACATATGACTATAGGTTTTTTAATGCCTATGGACCTAAAAAATTATTTTGGAACCAATATAGATATATTTAAAAATATATTGGAGGAGTTATGCATAAAGCGATTAAGAAGCGAGTTGGGTTCTCTTATTATAGATATAAAAAATCATTAAAGAAAATGAAGTGTAATATTAAAGATAGATCATTACATATACTACACAGAAAAATTTTTTGGAATAGAGATGTTTAAAAAAGTTAGCTCAGATACTTTTCGATATCGAATGAAAACTATTTATGGAGAAAATATTTTTTTAGTTTTTTACAGATGTGAATATATGTATAATAAATTACATAAAAGATCTTTTTGGAGTGAATATGATTAAAAATATAAATAGATACTCAATTCAAGATACAAGAAATAGTAATTTAATACAACATACTTATATGATTTATACAACTATTATAAATTGTGATAAATCATATAATAGGTTAGCCTTATCGAATAAATGTTCATATATAAAAACTTTCTGGGGCAGATAATGCTAAAATATATAGGAATAAATATAATGTTTAAAAGTATATTTAAAGCATCTAGGGAATATGTTTCTATAAATCTTAAAATTAATGTTGAAGACAATTTTTATAGAGCAATGTTTTGGAATGAATATGTTTAATGTATTTAAATATACGGCAGCAACAAGCTTTTATATGATATCTCATAAACATAGTGGTAATAAACTAACAATTATAAATGATACAAATAAAAAAGCTTTCTGGAACCAATATATGAGGTAAATGTAATGATTAAAAATATAGATAAGATATCACATAATGGTTCTACTTTGTTTATAAAGCATAAATATAAAGGATTTAATTCTGATGGCTATGTTGTATTTAGATTTAATATGTTAAATAAATTATCATATTATAGTTTTTGGAGCAATAGCAAATCAATACAACAAAGCATGGATAAATGGAATAAATATAATGTTTAAAAAAGTTAATTCAAATCAAATGAAAAGTATCAATAAATATGACTCTAGATATAATATATTATATAGAAAAATTTTTTGGAGATGTTATGATTAAATATATAAAAACATATTTTTGGAGGACAGATAATGACGGCTTAACCCAACATATTTATATGTTGGGTCTTGGTACTATGACAAATAATGATAAATCAACTGGAAGATTAAATTTGAATGAATATTTATTATATCAATCTTTTTGGAAGAGATATGTTTAATGTATCTAAATATAATTCAGATAAAAATTTATCTATGATACCACATAAATATGCAATTGAAAATAATATGCCTAAGATCTTCTCTACTGACAAGTTGACGATTTTAAATAATACAAATGTAAAGACATTTTGGAACCAATGGTTTAGTGATGGGTTTACATATACAGAAAATCCTTTTTAAAGTTAATATTATGATTAAAGAAATAGAAACATATTCACCTAGAAATAATCTAATACGACATAACTATATGTCTTATCTTCCTACTCGATCAAAATACAATACATCAATTAGTAGATTAGGTTTAATAGATAGTAATTTATATGAAAAAATTTTCTGGAGTCAAGATAATGCTTAAAAATATTGAAAAACTTATACCTGATAAAAGAAAAGAATTAAAACATTTATTTAATAATAATTTATCACATAAATATTCTAAGTTACATACTATATCTAGAATAATTATTCTTGATGATAACTTATATGAAAAAACTTTTTGGGGAGAATATAATGCTAAAATATATGGGTAATCTTTATCTTCTTGAAACACGAAGTACATTTATAAATCATATGTATAGTCATGTATTCCATAATAATATTAGATTTACAATAAGTGGAAACTCGTCATTAAAATCTTTTTGGAACAAATATAATGTTTAGACTATTAGGTTGTATATGTATTTTTAGAGAACATAGCGGACTAATCAATCATATATATGATCATCAACAAACTGTTAATGCTAGATTCATAATGACTGAAGGCTTATCATTAAGAACTTTTTGGAGCAAATATAATGTTTAAAATGGTAAGTTATATTTGTGTTTCTAGGAAGCATAGTACACTAATAGATCATATATATGATTACAAGCTATTTATTTACACTAGCCCAGTAAATGGGTGTTTATCAAAAAAAACTTTTTGGAACCAATATAATGTTTAAAAGTATTGAAAAATTTATACCTGATAAAAGAAAAGAATTAAAACATTTATTTGCTAATAAATTATCATATGATTATTTTATGCTAGGCAGTATATCTAGATTATCTCTTGTTGGTGGTAATCTATATAAAATAAAATATTGGAAGGAATATGATGTTTAAATATGTAGGTAAGATTTGTCTTGTTAGCTCGCAAGATGTATTTATAAATCATATATATGAGCACAAATCAACTACTAGTACTGTATTTGCAATGCTTGAAGGCTTATCAGAAAAATCTTTTTGGGGAAAAAATAATGGATAATATATATTCATTTCAAGATACAACAGTATCATCAATAGACTATTCATTAGATAGTGGCAATAAAAACATAATGATATCATCACCAACATCTAGTGGTAAATCATTTATGATAATGAAACTAGTTAATACATTACAAACATCAAAGCATATTGTTATGGTTGGTATATCTGATCTAATAGAACAGCTATATGATAGAGCAATATCATTAGGAGTTGATGTATCTGTAGTTAAATCTGGTATGGATGATCTATTTAACATAGATGCAAGAACCACCATAGGTATGATACAAACTATATTTGCAAGACTAGATAAGAAAGATATTGTAGGTATATTGAGAGATGTTGATTACATTATAATTGATGAAGGTCATAAGTTTTACAACACCAGTACCATATCTTCTATAATGAGTGTTGTTGGTTCTAAGCCAATTATTAGGTTTACAGCTACGCCATATGATTCAGAAGGATATCTATTCCCAGATGTAGATGATTACATTATAGCTTCAGAGATTAAATATTTAGAAGAGATAGGAGCTTTAGTTAAGGCTAGATATTATGTTCCTAGTTTTGTTAATGATATAGATTTGACACAATTAAAAGTATTAAATAACAATGACTATTCATCTGTTGACATATCATCAATATATAATACAGACAATATTATATCACTAACTATATCATCTATGAATGAACTAAATGCCAAATGCAAAAAAACAATTGTGTTCTGCAGTAGTATTGAGCATTGCGATGCGATGGCTGAGGCATTAGTTATGGATGGATATAAAGCATATAGCTACCACTCTAAATCAGATAGTAAAAAAAGTAAAGAGATGCTTAAGCTATTTAAAGATGGAAGCAGTATTAAAACATCTCTGTTGTCAGATGATGAAATATCTTGTAATTGCTTAGTTAGTATGAATAAACTATCAATAGGCTTTGATGTGTCAGACATAGAGCTTGTGGTTCCAATAAGACCATCACCTGTAAGGTCTTTAATAATGCAGATTATAGGTCGTGGTGCTAGACCACATAAAGGCAAAAAGTACTTTGAAGTACTAGATGTATCAAAGATTCTTGAGACACACGGTTATCATAATGAACCATATATGCCAGTTAAGAGATATTCAAAAGACTACAAGGAGAAGCTATCCAAAGAGAAGGAGAGAGTAGCTCTTAGTATAGTTAAGAAGATAACTAGTGAAAGTGGTCTACACGAGATCACAAGAGACAAAGTCTCTAAGGCAATAGCTGAGGTTGAGAAGAACATCAAAATGATACCAGAGCTATCTGTGGACGATCTGAAGTATCATTTTGAAACATCAAAAGATTTATATATTGTTATGGAGGTTGTATTTGAAATAAACAAAAGACAGAACCAAGTGAGATATAATAAGAGTCAAATTACTAAAATAGTAGATGCTTGGATTGAATTCATAAATGATTTTCCTATCTACGAGAGTAGGATAATAAAAACATTTAAGACACTTGCCAAGAAGTGTGTTATTAACAATAAAAAGTTATATTCATTGTATTATGTAGCTCAAGAAGATTCTTGGCTTAGATCTATGTCGCCTTATATAATATCTGATAAGATAGAATATAAACAAGAGACGATAGACATAGATATTGATTATGATGATATACCATTTTAAATTAAAAGGATAAGAATGATAAATATAGAAGAGCACATATTAGATAGTTCTTTATATAAGTATGATCTAACAAAAGATAAGATCTTCACAGCTAGTATGTTTGGTAATGATGATATACAGAATTTCTTAATTATCAAACACAAGAAAGATATTGTATCAAATAGATCAAGTAAAACAGATCAGTCAACTCTTGGTTCTGTCTTTCATAGAGGATTAGAGGTAATCTTTAGTGGCATTGAAAATGTTGAAGTTGAGAAGAAGGTAAGATTAATCAATGTGTATAACGACTGGGATGTAACAGCAACAATAGATTATTTTGGGATAGATAATGACAAAAAGATTATCTATTTATCTGACCACAAATTAACTAAAAAATTCTCTGGTATTATGGTTAAAAAAGATTATGAAGCTAGTGGTTACTTTTGGCAACTACAGGTTCAAAAGTTTATCTTATCCAATATAGAAGAGTATAAAGGTTATTCATTTGATTTAGCATTGAATATGTTTTATAAAGATGCGAACTCTGCACTAGATGAACCAGTACAAGAGAGAATAGCTCTAGATGTTTTAGATAATGAATTTATATATGACAAGCTTGTAGATAAGTTATCTCTGCTGGATCTATATCTTGAACAAGATAAGGAACCACCAGAATGTGAACAGAAGTGGTTCAGAAAGATAAATAGAACAAGTGTTCCTACAAAGTGTGAAACATATTGTAGCGTTAACTACTTATGTAGATATTACAATAAGAAATCAATGGTCCAATCTATAAAGGACTTTTGATGGCAATAATGGATAACTACAATAAGCTTATAGACTATGGTGTTGGTAAGCATAATAGGCATATAGCTAGAGAGAGAGTTGAAATAACAGCTCTATACTTTGGTGCGATACTAGCAAATGCCTGTAACTATAAAACATACAACATAGATAAAGATGAATTAGAGAATGTAAATTTCTACTCATTGGTTCTTATTCCATCAGCTGGTGGTAAGAACTTTGTTAGAGATGTTATGCAAAAACCATTTGACAAAATAATATCATCTATGCCAAATGTAATTAAAAAGATATCAACAGAAGGGTTTAATATACCTGTTGAATATGAAAAGAAAGCACCAAAGGATTACTTTGTTGGTATACAGTCATCTGACATAGGAATATATATAGCATCTCTGTTTATAAGTGAAGCACAGATTGGTTCATTAAACATAGAGATAGATGAGCTAGGTGATCATATTGGAAAACAGAATGCTTTGAATATGTTAAAAGAAGCATACGATGGGAAGATTATGGCTCGGTTGATACAAGGAGATGCTGGTACAGAAAGTAGGAAATCTATATATGGCATACCAACAAATATGTTAGCGTATGGAACCAGTGTAGGGATTAACGATACTAAAGATAAAATGGATATCTTTAAAAACATAATACAATCTGGTATGTATAGACGAAGCATCATATACCACGAAGATGTAGCTAAGTCATATAAAAAAGATGTTGAAAATATTAACATTGATGATTTGATAGAAGCATATTCAATTATGCCAATTGGTAAATCATTAATATCTAAAGATGACTTAAGTATAAAAAATGCATTCAATATAATTGAGTTTACATCTAAGTCGCTGTTGTTGTTATCTGAGTTTGAAGACTCATTATTAGATAAAAGAAATGAAAACATATATGATGATCTAATACCTTTAGATGAGCACTCATATGTTATGGTTAAAAAGATTGCTAGTATAATAGCCATACTTGACCTACAAGACAAGATAGAGGCTGAGCATACCAAATATGCTATAGAACTATTTAATAAGACTAGGGATACAGTAAAAGCTATATTTAACAATGTAATGGAATTTGAGCTAATATATAAACTACTACTTAATAGTCCAGAACCAATATACAAAGTTGATATTATGAAGAAGCTTAACCTTAGCAATAGGAGCTATGAGCAAAACATAGATCTTCTTAAAGAGTATGCCCTTAGACACAATAAACTATTAACTATAGCTGGAAGTAGTTTGCAGAAATTATCAATAGAGGATATATCATCTAATGAGCTAGATAAGATAGTGGTATCTGTTCCATCTGAGACTGGTAAAAAAGAGAAGGCTATTAACTTTACACCATATGAAGTATCTTTTTTTAAGAATGATAATGGAACCAATACGATTGAAGATCTAATAGTTTCACCTAATGTAGATTCATTTTGTTTGGCTCATTTTGAACCAAGCAAACAAGCACCAAACGGTCACAGAAGACAAGATAACTTTATTAGTGGTCAAAACTGCATAGCGTTTGATGTTGATGATGGTCTAGATTTAAACATAGCTAAGAAGCTATTAGATGGGTATGTGTATATAATATATACAACAAAGTCACATCAGGTTGAAAAGAATGGTTCTATCTGCGATAGGTATAGAATTGTGATGCCTACATCAACTATGTTTTATTGTACATATGAAGAGCATAAGTATATGTATGATGAAATAGCATCATTTCTAGGCTTATCTTGTTATGATAAAGCTACTAGGAATGTTAGTAGGATATGGTATGTAAATAAAGATGCTGAGGTATATGTTAATCGTAAAGGCATTATGATTGATGCAACTATGTTCATTAATGAAAATGAGAAATTCAAAAGCATTAAAGAGATAAGCGTTAGAGTTGATAATGAAAATGTAGCAACAAATGATATACGAGTTAATGGCTTCATTAAATATATAATATCAAATGTTACAGTTGGCAATAGGAACCAAGAGATATATAAATTCATTGAGTTTATGAAAGATATAAATGTAGAATATAGTGATATAGAAAGAAATGTAATATATGTAAACTCAATGCTGAGTGAACCATTAGAAGAAACAGAAATAAATACATTACTTAGGAGGGCTTAATGGTAGAATAGATTTAAACTTTATATGATTATAAACACAAAAAGGAACACCAAATGGAAGTACAGAGTACATATAAATTAGCAAAAGAAAGTGGAGCTAAGATTATTATATACGGAGCTAGTGGCTCTGGTAAAACATCTACACTCAAAACTGCTGGTAAAGTATTAATGATATCACCTGAAAAAGGTGAGATGTCATTAAATGATGTTAAGAATGTTGATACTATAAGAGTGTCAACTATAGCAGAAACCAAAGAAGCCTATGAGCTTGCAAAGAGCATAATACATAAATATGACACATTAGCTGTTGATAGTATATCTGAGATATCATCAATGATACAAGATGAGCTTGAGAGCAGTGGTGAATATGAAGGTAAGAATGCTGGTAAGTTCTGGACTGATTATGGTAAGCTACTTGCCAAAATGGGAAGACTATTTAGAGACATAGGCAATACAAATGTAATAATAATAGCATTAGATAGTAGTGATACTAAAGGTGTTGTTGAGTACCTATCTCCTCTAATAGTTGGTAAGAAAGCAAAAGACAGGTTCATCTCTTTTTATGACACAGTTATAAATATAGAGGTGAAAGACGATGGAAGCAGAGTGTTTAGATGTGATCCAACATCAAATATATCAGCTAAAAACAGAGGTGGTTCATTAGAACCAGAAATACCATATACTGAAGATGTAGGAATCTCAGATATATTAGAAAAAATAAAAGGCAATAAATGAAAAATGTATGGGATGAATTAGGGATTACAAAAGATGAGCTAGATAACACATCAACGAGTACTGGAGGTGCGCTAGTAACTGGTCTACATAAATTAACTATTGGTGAGTTGTTTATATTAAAGGGCAATGAACAAGCAAAGAGCCTTCATATTAATTGTGAAGGAGATGGTAATCTCTTTTTTAAGACAAATATGATCAAGAAGAATGGTACACCGTCTATTGGAGTTCGTATTCTTAAAATGTTTACAGAAGCTTTAAATATAGAACCAGAGTTTGAAATCAAAAAGATTAAACACTTTGATGATTCAGTAGATGCTATGTGGGTTGAAAATATGATAGGCAAAGAAGTATATGTTGGTGTAACAGAGTTTGAAGATGACTACTCTGGTTCTGTTAAAGTTAAAAATGATATCATTCTGGTTCTTCCAGCTGATGCATCAGATAAAGATGTTGAAGAGGCAAAAGAAAAGTTATCAAAAAAAAGCATCAAAAGACTTGCGACTAGCAAAGCAACTAAAAAAGAAAGTAATGTCTGGTAGGATGTAGTGGAAGTTATTTTAGACTTTACAATACCATACCCTAAGATAGGTGGAACATCTAAACAGCAAAACAGGTTGTGTACTATTAACAACCTGCCATACTGGTATAGATGGTCTAAGACTAGAATAAAAACAAAGTTAGTATCTGAACTCTTAGGCTGGTCAATACCATTGGCTAAAGAAGAGATAGGAACCAACAATGTGGCAATTGTGTTTGAAATAGTTAGACATAACAATAGGAAGATAGATGCTGATAGTTGTGCTATGATTGGCAAATGGATAGCAGATCTTATAGTTATACAGAAGTATATTAAAGATGATGATATACTTACATTCATATATAAACCACCTGTAGTACATACTACAGATAATGTGGAGACTATGATAAATATAAAACTTGTTAAGGATTTAAAATGGATATGATAAAGATCATATTAATAATACCTTTGTTAATTGCTGGTTCTATAGCTATTATGATTCTGTCATATTTAATAGTGCCAATGATGATATGTGCTTTTGTTTTTATAGTAGCTTTTATAATACATACAATTATAAAAGTTGAAAATGAAGAGAGAGAGGTAAAAGATTGATAGATGAAGATGTATATTTAGATTCATTAAGCATCTCAAAAGATGAAGCTTATTATGAAATGCTAAAGAGGATAGAAGATGTAGGTGGTTTTGATGAAGGCTACTCTGTAGACATAATCAAAATTATGATTGAGTATGGCTTTAATTTTAACGATATAGATAAAGCCTTGAAAGACTATGACACATTTATATAGATGGAACCAATAGAGATTGCTGTTGTGATAACATCTATATCTAGTTTTGTTAATACCTTTTTGATACAGTTAATCTGGTTTAGATTATATTTAAAAGATAGGAAAGATGGCAAAATATAGACAGACAGTTGATATGTGGTCAAAGGATCACTATATCGATGCAGTTAAGATTAATGCTTCAATTAGACGAGGTAACATAAACTATGTAGTATGGCACTCATTTGTGAAAAAAGGTCATATTACATATGTGTATCCAGATATGGTTGAGAAGATTAAACAAGATTTTATATCAAAGATGCTCTTCTCACAACAAGCTTTTTTCTTATTAAATGATGAAGATGCTATTGGAATAGATATAAAAGATATATGTAGATATGTTGCTAAAAACTACTCAAAGACAAACAAATGGTCTTGGTGGATCAAGTGGCATAATGCAGATCTCTTCTCATCGTTTGAGCATCCAGTAGTTGACTTATTGTTTCATAGAACCATATTGGAATATTATGAGATCATAATAAAATATGTAGCATTAAGGATAAATGATTTAACTATAGATGAGATAGTTAATAAAGATGATTGGGTTATACAAACAATCATAGATATAATTGATCATATTGATGGATTAGATAGAGACGACATAGTGGTTCATATCAAATCAAAAGATATATCAAACTTACTTTATAGCAGAGGATAAGTGTATGTTTATAAAAACAATAGTTAATGTTCACAAAACATCTATTAGAGATGGTGACATTATTATTTGCAACGGAGAGGAAAGAGTAGTGTCAAAAGACGACATAACAGAAGATGATAGAAGAAATATATCTATCTTTGGTTCAAACTATGACAATGGATTTGAACTAGTTAAAAAGGTTATTAGTGAAAGATTATAGAAAAGAGATTGAAGCAAGAGCTTTAATAGCAATTGATTATGGTATGGCTATGAATGCATATAGGAATATAAGCACAAAGCCAGAAGAGATGGCGAATGGAGAGCAAGAGTTGTTTGCTCAAAATATCTTAGATGCATTCGATAAGTTATCTCCATTGGTTGACAATGATGCAAAAGTAGAGATATTTAAAAAGTCATTTGACTTTTTTTATCACGGATACTTAATGAAAACACTAAGTAGATTAACATCATTATCAAGATGCTTTAGTGTGTTGATAACTGGAAGTGGCAATATAAATGTAGATAAACACCAAAAAGCTAATGACATAGCAAGAAGTAGAAGCAATGAAGCGCATAGCTACTACAATGACAAGATAGATAAAATCAAAAAAGATCTATCTGATAAGAAGGTAATATTGTCAACAGACAAAGATGTAATTCCTAAGCTACGAGAGAGGGTGGCTATGCTAGAGAGGAACCATATACTACAACTAGCATCAAATAAGATTATGAGAGGTAAAGACACAATAGATGAAAAGCTAAAGCAGATTAGTAAACTCAACAATGCTGATGATGAATTTATGAAAGATCTAAGGCATAGCATAGATTGTCGTTGCCCTATGTTTATAACTAAAAACAACACTAAGGTCATTAAAGATGCTAAGGCTAGATTGAAAAAGATGGAGATGCTTGATAGACTAGAAAATAAAGAAGATGTTTATGATCTGTTCAAAGTTGTAACAAACTACAGAGAAAAGAGATATCAAATATTCTTAAACGAAACTCCATCTCCAGAAGCACAAGGATATCTAAAATCATTATCTTTTAAATGGTCACAAAAGAACTGTGCTTGGCAATGTCATATAACTGCCAACGGTAGGCAGAGGGTAATTAAGTTAATCCAAAATTATTCAGAGTATGTCAGAATATCTGGAGAAGGTTAACCAATATAGATGTTATGAAACACATCTATATGGATGTGAGATGATGGATAGAACCCCAATATCAGAAGGTAGGTTCTGCGATGAATGCTTAAGAAGAGTTGATACAACTATGACAGTTATATTTCTACTTAAGATTTTTCACGGAGATAGTTTTGATGTGGCAATACTTAAAAGTGGTCTATACCACTATGAAGCTACATCATTATTAGATAAATATAATACTATATCAAAAAAGATAAAAGTATTAAGAAAGATAAATAAATGGCAGAGTAGAAGGAGATTACACAATGCTAAGTATGTTTAGAAAATGGTTATATGGTTTTAGAAATAAGGTTGCAAGACTAGATGTTGTTAATACAAAACAAGAACCACTAAAAAAGGTTGAAGTAGAAAAAGATAAATTGTATGAACTAAGACAGATCATAAATAACAAAAGTATAGATTCATCTAAGCGATCTGGTAACTATCACGCACCTTGGTCTGATGATGAAAAGGGTGAACTAGCTGTGCTGGTTAGTGGTAACTATTCTGATTTAGAGATATCTAAATTACTTGGGAGATCTGTTAAAGGTGTTCAATGTAAAAGATATAGCCTTGGGTTGAGAATTATGAAGCGTACAAAGTATGCTGGTATAAAAACAGATGGAGATACTTAATCTCTATCTATAGAAGGCTGGTACAAGAGATGTACCTAGCTCTTCAGCTCCAAGACCACCTTTAAGCCCATCAAATCCAGCTTCAACTATATTAGATCTAAATGTATCTACATCACCAGATACTAACACCTGACCAATTATAGATGATACTGGTTTGTTAATTAGTAGATATATCAATACTCTTTGTATCCTCATATACCAAGTTATAAATGGGAACCAAGCATATGATGAAAATACATTAAGCTCTCTTGGTAGGTTCCTTCTGTAGTCAACAAATACATCAAGTGCCATCTGTGATGCCTCTTGTTGTGATTGTCCTATTGAAAGCAAATAGCTAAGTAGCATATGCCTAGATGCTTGATCAATCATTGACACGCCAACTCCAACCGTATTGCCAGTAGCAGATCTTCTTGACATATATAGCTCAGATAATAGATTTCCTATTGTTGGGTCCATTGACACTATGTTTTCTATAAGATTCTTAGACAAGTCATTTATACTAGTATCACTATCTTTTATTTTGACTTTTTTATTAAGGACTTCTAATGGTTTCTTAATTTTCTTAACATATTCATTATGTTTATTAAGACCCATTTTGTCTACGATATTTGATACTTCTGATAGAAAGGCATCATTAGATATCATATTGTCTCTTCTTAACTGACTATCTATTGTCTGAAATAAGCCTGCATTTGAGGTCTTATGTAGTGGATTCTCTTCTAGTTTTATTCTAAGCTTATCTATTCTATCTTGTACTTTTTTATCTTTCTTTGCTTTATTTCTTCTTTCTAATGAATCTATTTTCATACTAAGTTTATCATACTTAGTTTTATTATCATTAAATTCTTTTCCGTATTTGATAATATCATATACTGGGACACCAATTACACTAAGTATAAACATATTACTAAGAAGATTAACTTTTTGTACAGCTGGGCTCTTAATTGTAACATTTTGTTTCATTTGAGATACTATACCTTTATATAATGTCTCATAATATCTAACATTTCTATTGTCAAATATAAAGTTCTCTTTATACCCTAGTAGGATATCGTTGGTTCCTTTTTTTACATATAAAACAGATGTATCATTTATGCCAGCAAAAGATAAGTTCTTGCTTATTGAGAACTCCTTTGGATCAACTCTAACATATCCTTCTACATTATCACCAACTCCGAAGTCATCATCAAACCCCTCTAATGTAAATATTAATGGATTCTTTTCATCAAGCTCTTTTTTTAGTTGCTCTTTACTTTCTTTAGTATATTGCTCTACTTCAACATCATCACCCTCTTGTATTTGTGAATCGCTTATAAAGTTCAATGAATATTTTTTCATTATCTCATTATTTAACATTGATGAAGATGACTTAACCATAACAGAGTTGTATGTTTTAGATATCACATCTACTATGTTGTTATCCATTTCAGAGTGTTGGTTCTTATCTTCATTATTTACTTCATAGTTCCAACCTGTAATTTCATATGTCTCTACAGGCATACCATCCTTCTCTCTGACAACATATCCTCTTCTAGGCACAGCATTCTTACCAAACATCTTTATGCCCTTCTCAACACTCTTGACCTTATCACTATTTGGTATTTGATATCCAGTAGGAGTGGCACTATTTAATGATAATGCACCTGATACATATGCTCCAGATAAATCAACTCTTTTAACAAGTAGTAGACCATCTCTCTCCCCAATTACTTTGTATCCACTATCTTTTTTGGTTCTTCTGTACTCTTTTTTATCCATAAAGATTATTTGGTAATTTCTATGATGATTATTTACGAACCACCCTTTTCTAATTTTATATCTATCAGAACCAAAGTAATCAAACTGATAGGCTTCTATTGCTTTATGTTTATCTGATAGCTTTTCAAGCTTCTTCTTATCGATCTTTTTAAGAAGAGCAGAACCACCAGACTCGTACAATGCAGATAGGCTTATTAGTATATCTATGTCACTTACTACATCTTGATCATCTATTTTAAATTGACGACCAATTGATATCGCATTGTGGAAGACATACCCATTTACATCTGCGTTTTTGTTTATAGCAAATTGACCAGAGTTTTTAATTATCTTAGTAAGCAATTTCTTATCTATTTTGCCACTAGTTTTACTTATGTGCGCTACTCGTTGAGCTAAGTAATCTGCTTGTTCATCTTTATCCATATTGATAAACTCATAAAAAACATCTTGCAATACAGAACCATCAAACAATACTTTGATATCACTAGACAAAAAAGATTTAGTTAATAGCTGTTGATCCTCTTTTGATAGATCTCCAAATGTATTCATCGTATCATCGTGCTCTTCTTTAGATGCGTTGTTAGCTCTCTCTTGGTTCTTCTGGTCAAGAGTCAATAACTTATCTATTGTATTTCTATCAACACTTCCATCTAAGTTATTATCAACTAATACTCTCTTTATGAAATCAGATTCAATGATATTATCTCTCATAAACTTAGCTATGTGCCTAACACTTGGGTGTTCTTCATATAGCTTTTTGTATCCATCTGATATGGCTACTATAGATGCTTTAGTTAGATTGCTGTTATATAACCTTCTAAGGTACTTAGAAGCAACAGCATCAGTAGCTACTGTACCTTTGTTGAGTATTGTTAAACTATTGTATATATCGCTATCTTTGATCGAATAAGATGGACTATTAAGATCTTCATCATTCTTATCTTTAGTGTTCATAGCATCAATATATTCTTTACTAATATCTTTAGCTTTATCTATCTCGTGGAAAATATCTTTATACATCTTCTTAGCTTTATCACTTCTAGCTTTTTTACCAGTAGTAGTTAACCCTTCGCTATCAGATACTCTCCTGAAGTATTCTGATTTCTTAATCAGTTTATCTATAGTTTGATTTATTATAGATATAATAGCTTTGAATGCTTTTAATGCTATATTCATTTCAACAGATGAATCAACCGCTTTGCTTAAGTATGATCTAAAGTCAGAATCAGAACCAAAGATTGCAACAAGCTCTTTTTGTGCGATTATATTGTTCTTTCTAGTTGCTATGTATATTAATGCTAGATCTTGTTTAGATAATGAGTTGTTGCCAATAGCATCTTCAAAGGATATAGATGAAAACTCTTTCTTATGTATTCTCCTAAGTAGATTAGTGTACTTAGTAAGTGCTTCTCTCTCTGTGTTTAAACCAAGAGATGTCATAGCGTGCAATATCTCGTGTATTGCATTCTTATTTTTACTATCGGATATGTAAGAGTTATCTTTACCAGATAAGTTTATAGTTAGATTTTTTTCATTAAATGTATTATCTGAGTCTCTAGTATCTCTACCTATGTTTATCTTTATCTTGCCTTTGCCAAATAGAGCATCTAGCTCATTAGCTATAGCTTCTAAGAATACAAAACCATCTTTATCTTTACTATCATATTGACCTTTTAGTGATGACAATGTATCTTTTATCTTTTTATTCTTAGCATTATTACCTTTATTGACCTTCTCCTCATTGGCTTTTTCGTTAAATGTTTTATTTTTTCTAACAGGCTTCTTAGATTTAACATCTATTGGAACTTCATTTTTAACATTGACATCTATATCTGAGTAGCCAAAGTTAGGAGATGTATCACCCATATCATAAGCTCCAGAGATCTGTTGTATAGATGCCTCTGAAAAGCCTAGTTCTTCTTTCATCCTATTTACATTATCAAGCATACTTTTTAACTCTGATATAAAAGATACTATGCTTAATACTTCTGGACTATTTTTAGTTTTGCTTTTGCCAATCTCAAAATCTACTTTCATTCTATCAAGCTCATTAACCAACTTCTCTCTTGCAGATTTTGTTATCTTAATCTCACCGTCATCTGCCTTCTTTAGATAATTAGTTATGTATTGTGATATTGATTTATATGTTTCTAGTGATCTCTCAAGTGATTCAATTGTGGTTCCTATATGATTATAATTTTCATACTTTGCAGATTTATTGTATTCATCTTGCAATGTCTTAGCATCATTAATATTAGTGTATATACCATCAAACATAGGCAACATACCATCAACTGCTTTATCGTGTATGCTGCCCATTGTAGATGCATCTGATGATTGATTTATCCTAACAGCAGAACCAGCATAAGTTATATGTGAAGACCTAGCACCAATAGCTATATCATTATTAGTCAACCCTTTAAATGTTCCATTATCATTTCTACTAACTATAAAATCAGATGATGACAATGGCAATAGAGAACCATCAGGTGTGTTGAAAAAAGTATCTATATTATCAAAGAAATATACTATATCTTCTGGTTTGGTTCCTTCTGGTCTATTTTTGATAAAGTTCTTTTTTATCATATGTTGGTTCTTAAAATCAGCAAGTGAATTACCAGCTATAGATAGAGCATCTGATACAATAGTCAACTTAGTCTTTAGTGGTGACAACTCCTTTTCTAGCATCAAGAACATCATTTGACCATATGTATTAGATAATCTACTAATTATCACATCTTTAGTGTTTACATTCTTAGCTATATAGAAGATCTCTCCTTCTTGTGGGCTTTTTATACTCATTCCAAAATGTACGAATTTATTATATTGATCTAGGAGTTCTTTTTTTGAAATGTTATGATTTGGCTTTGCTATCTCAACCAATGTTTTAAAAGCGGTCTTGCTTTCTCTCTCGCTACCAAAATTGATCAGATCTACTAGATCATCATATATAGCATCTGCAACATCTTTTTTAATAACATTCTTGCCAGCCATATAGCTAAATATCATAACAGGTAGCTTAGACATCTTTCTAATACCAATTAGTGGTTCTGTTGTTTTGCTACCAAGAATGGTATCAATTGTGTTATTTAGAACGGATGACAGTAGGTTGCCACCATCTTCATATGATTTAAAACTCTCAAGCATATCATATTTAGTTTCACCTAATTTAGAACCAAATATATTATATACATCAAGACCATTGTTTTCATAATATTCAAATGCATTTTTATTATCAGATGATGGGATGAATATACCCAATGCATTAGCATATTTCTTAAACAGTTCAACATCTCCAATGAAGTTCATAAATGTAAAGAATAAACCATTTGCAGAACCATCTACAGACATCTGCACATCTGTTTCAAATACATCTTCTTTGTTTCTAGATATATATCTAGCAAGCTCTTTATATGCTATAAACTTAGCTAATCCATCTTTACCTTTATATTTCTGAGTTAACTCCCAATCATTAAGATTCATATTTTCATTTACAATTCTATAGATTTCGTCAGAAACTCTATCGTCATTTAGATGTTCTATCTTTATTCCAAGTTGAGAACCAATGGCTCTGAAAAAAGTATTCATATTTTCATCTGTTACTATTTGTTTTTTACCACCAAAGTTAATTATGTTCCTAGCTAATTGTTTATCATTGATTGGGTTCATAACATTTTCATTTATAAACAATCTACCAACTCGTGAGAAAAAATATGAAAAGTAGAAGGGTTTACCTTCTTTATTTCTACTATACACCTTCATAGCATCATTATATGCTTTAGATAATGATTCATTTAAAGCAGTCTTGCTATCTATACCATCTAAATCTACCCTTTCTAAATCAACATATCCCATAAGCGAAAGTACTTGGTGTTTTGGCATATTAAAAATAGTAGTAGCTATATCTTTAAATGTGTTTGGCACATTATTCATAGTATTGATATTGCCTTGCATCTTCTCAGATATCTTGCTGTTGTTTTTTGTCTTAATTTTATTAACGGTTGGTTCTTGTGTAGGCATAAGCTGTTCTACATTTGTGACATTGTAGCTCATCTTTAAGAGATTAGAACCAATCTCCAAAATATTAACTTTATTATGTTTTTCTAAACTTTTTACATCTCCTTCTGCACCAAAAAATGTTTCAATTTTTTTCCTTATTGAGGAGCTATCATCTTTGATAGTATCTCTTAGGTATGATGTAGTCTTACCATCTTCTCTCAATGTTTTAACTTCAAACACACCAGCTTCAATTAAGGCAGATGTTATAGCTTCGCCTAGAGATGATTCAAGTATAGATCTTTGTGATTCACTATCAACTTCAAAGTTAACCCTTATGCCAGATGCATCAATAATATTTCTACCGAGTGTATTGTAGTAAACTTGTAGCTGTACATTCTCACCAAAATCTTTTTTGTTTTCAAAGTCATCACTAACATTATCCATCATTCTGAATGTTAATGGAACTTGTATCATAGCATTCTCTAATATACCATCAAGTAGCTTGCCATCACTATCTACGAGGACAGCAAGTAAATTCCTCTTGGTTAAATTCTGTAAAGACTTGCTATCTATTGGGAACTTATCTATTGTTGCTTGTACTCTTTGTACAACATTATTAGTAAAGGCTTTATTATATACACCTTTCTTATCATAAATATATTTTACGGTATCTTGAATTTCGATTCTTTTATCTAGATTTGCCTCTGCTTTGATATTGTCCTTCGTTATTGTAGCTTTGTTACTATCTCTTTCAACAACAAATATATTATTTGCATTATTTGTTTTATTTGTTTTTATATCTTTAGATCTAGCACTATTTATTCTACTAAGTGTTTTGTCACCTATTGTCTTAGTGTTAACTCCATCTATAGCAGAACCACCTTTTGTAAATACGCCAGATCCTATATCTCCATCTATCATAGCCTCTGTGTATCCATTAGCTTCTAGGGCATCTATAACCCTACTGTAGTCAATATCTCTACTACCCTTGCTATATGTCCTAATTGCATCAGAAGGTATTGTATACGCATCTACGCTTTGGTTCTCCTTGGCTTTAATAGATGCTATAGTTTTCTGTATAGCAACACTATGTTCTGAATTACCACCAGCAGATACATTATCTTTTTTTGGCAATAGTATAAATGTATTAGAACCAGATTCATTTATTGGAATATCTACTAAGTTCTTAATTGATTTAGATAACTTGTCTTCACCAAAAGCTAGTATATTAGTTGCTCTACTATTCATAGGAGTTGCTATGATAGCTTTGTCTGATAAACTTATGTCACTATTATTTAATAGATCTCTAAAGTCGTCTTTGTATATAGTAAGCCTAGAACCAGATACATTATTGGCTGATGGACTCTGAAGCTTAGATAGATCATCTTTGTATTTATTTACTATTCTCTCTTGTTCGTTTATAATATTTATATCTACATTTTTATCTTTTTTCATATTATCAAAAGTATTAGTTGCAGATAATATCTTACCTTCAAGATCAATTATTTTATCTGTATTATCAACTACTACATCTGCTGATATTGGTTCTTCTTTGAACGCACTATTAACATCATCATTTATGCTGTCATCTATGTTGCTATCTGATATATCTTTCTTACTAGCATCTTCACGCCTCTTAATCTCTTTTAGGACGAGCTTATCATAGTTTTTCTTGTTTATTGGATAGCTAGCATTTTTATCTTTTAGTTGCTTATCTATCTCATCTTGTATATCTTTAGATGTCTTACCGTTAGCAACAGCCTTATCAACATCTTCTTTAATACCTTTAAGTCTGAACTTAATCTCACTAAATACAGAACCAGACATATCATCATATCTATCAAGACCTGTGAAGTATCCAGTTTCATCTTGACCTTCATTTAATATAGAGTCTATCTTCTCCTCTTCTGATCTTTTTAATCTAACCATTTCATTATTACTATGAGCAGTAGATTGTTTTTTCAATATCTTGTTTTCATATGAATCGTTATATTTATCTAGACCTGCACCAGCAGTATTACCAGCCAATGACATAGATGCACCAGTACCAGAACCAACAAGAGCTTGGAATAGATTATTTTTATTTAACAATGTATCAGATAATGTTTTACTACCTTCTTTTTGTGTTATTAGATCAGTTGTAGATGCATCAGCATACTCTTGTAAAAACTCTCCAGCTCCGCCAAGCAATACATTGCCAGCTCTCTTTTTCATAGATTGTGTTTTAGATATTGCTTTATTACCACCAGACAAGGTATCATCTGCTAATTTAGATAAACCTTGACCTAAGCCAGTACCTTTAGCAACCTTCTTAATTAGACCAAGTTCAGCCTTTGCTAATGCATACTCTATACCTAATGCTTTAGCTGTCTGACCAGCATTCCACTTCTTACCATCATTATTTTTTGAGAACTCATTTGCCTTCCTATTAACTCTAGCAGTTACACCTAGTGCAAAAGTGTATGGGTTCACAAATGATGCTATATCAGCAGATGAATCGGCTAAGTATGGTAGCGCATACTCTATACCGTGTAAGAAGGCTTGATCATATCTACCATCATCCATAGCCTTCTCAGCAAGCTTGCTATCTCTCTCCATATCATCTATACTTTTTTTGCTTACACCGTGTAGCTTCTTATAGTCTTTAGATAATAGATTATCTGTACCTGTTACAAACTTGGATGCTTTATCTCCAAAGCTTTTAATATCATTGAATGTATCTTTTTTGTTTTTACTAAACTCATCTCTAGACTTATTCCATTCATCACTTCCAACATCAAGTGAGTGATAGTCTTTGTCAAAGTTCTTAAACACACTCTTAGCTAAGTTAGTAGTTGCACCTACAGCGGATGCAGTACCATCAGCAATACCTTCTACAGCATTATCAAAGAGACTATGAAAAGATGCCTGACTCCTATCTACTAGGTCGCCAAAATAACCGTCTTGACCATCTGCGCCTCTCCTAGCAATCTCTTGATCAGCAAAAGCATTCTCTTCAACATTATTATCAAAAGAACCAATGTTGTTGTTGCTCAGTAGATCTGTCTCAAACAGACCTCTTCCATAATTCTCAACATCAGTTGTGTCTTGGAATTTACCATATACTGGTATTGGTTCATCTTGAGTTAACTTAGGCAAAGCATTATTTCTGTAATACTCTAGATCTCTGATGTCTGGTTCAAAATCTGCGTTAGTTAAGCTTGCGTATGTTTGTAGCTTATCATAAGCACCTCTTTGATAAACATCTCCAGCTGATATGTCTTCTGGTTTAACACCAAGAGATTTAGCTAGTCTAAATCTTTGCTTATCTACTCTTCTCTTTTGTGCATCATCAAACTCTTTGTCTTCAGATGGTGGTCTATATGTTTCATATGCATCTTTATTATTAAGCTTATAGTTTTTACCATCTACTGATTTAATACTATCACCATCTTCTATAGATGATATGAATTTAATACTATCTTCTATATCTAGTCCAGCAAAGCCAAGTTTACTAGCTTTGTTTTTGCCTATTGATGATAGTTTGTTTAATGATTTAGTCTGAGGAGTTTCAATATATGATAACTCCTCATCTGTGTATAAACCTTTTTCAGAGTACATATATTAACCTTGTTGTTTTTTTATTTAGAAAGATGCATTTATGTTATTTTCTTTAGCAAATAGATCCATAGCATCTTCTAAGTCAGTATCCCATATATCTAACATTCCACTTTTCTCATTTGCATATGTTTTCATAAACATTGAGTATATTTCGTTATGTGATTTATTTGGAAATTTATCACTAACTAGCGGTAGGAATTTCATAAATTTAGAATATGCATCTTCATCACCACTTGCCTCTAGTTTTGACATTAATGGATTAAACTTACTTTCTAACTTAGATAAGTTTTTACCTTTTAAGGCACTTCTATCTTTATCTTGTTTTGTAATTTTAGTGTTTAAATCAGAACCTAAAATATCCAATTCAATAGCACCTTTTTTACTAGCAACTCCTCTATCTTTTGTTTCTAGGTTTAGTTTATGTGCAAACTCAAGAGCAGTAGAATCTGCGTTAGGAAACATCTGTGATAGCTTTTTAAGATCAATCATCTTCCTTTGGTTCTTTATGTTTTTAGAACCAGCTGAGATTGATGCCTCTAGTTGCTTAGCCAATGCAGGTGTTACATTAATTCCCTTCTCAGTTAGTCCATTTACTGTTTTAGTTACATTATTCATAGCACTCTGTTCACCAGTAGTTTTAACAGATGAAACCTCTAATGCCTTTTTCATCATATTCTTAGTGTCAATTTGTGCTGGAGTCAATGTGTATTTAAGATCTTTATTATTCCTATGTCTAAGATTTTCTAAATCAGCATTAGCTTTAATTTGCATTTCAGTATTGGCTTTGTCAGACTTCATTTTGCTTTGAGATAATTCATAATTAGCAACTATGTTAGCATTGTTTTTATCTAGATTAAATGAGTCTTGCATCTTTTGCAGATCAACATCTCTAGTGTTAGCAATTGTATCTCTGTTAGTTTCAAATGCTTTATCTTCTAACCGTCTTTGGTTCATCAAACTATCTTCTAACTCTTGTCTTTTTCTCATCTTGTATTTGTTATTGATTTCATCAATATTATTTATAGCAGATAAAGATGTTTGAAATGTAGGTGCGCTTATATTTGTGCTTCTAAATGATGCCATCTAGTTAGCCTCCTATCGGTTTTAAGAACCCAGAGCCAACACTAGTGTTAGCACCTTGTGCTCTATCATATGAGTTTGCTCTTTTTCTATCTTGGTTATAGTTACCAACACTCATATTATATGACTTTCTGTTCATTTTTTTATTCTCTTTAAAAGCATCATTTGCAAGCTCATATTGCTTGTAGGCTAAGAATGCATTTGCTAACCCAACTGCCCCAGTACCTATGTTAGATAATGTATCTGCATTAACACCAAACATATCTTCGTCGTTATTGAATGCATTTATTTTATTGGCATTGTTTGTGGTTGGATAACCAATATTAAACTCTTCATCTTGTTTTGGATTAAAATAACTACCAAAATCTATTGGTTTTCCATCTGCTCCAAGTAATCCTGTCATAGTAATCTCCATATTTAAATCTAAGTTAAAATAATTATAGGTTAAATCATTGTTATAATTTTGCTTATAACTATTTAGGTTTAGGTGGTTCTAAATTAGGCTTAACATTTATATCTGCCTTATAAAAACTATTTTGTTTTAATCTCTTAGTTGGGTTCTTATAATAACCATAATCAACTACTGCCATCTCTCTGAAAACATCTGTGTAGTTTACATCAGTGTAAGCATACTTCTCAGTCATATAATCTTCTAATTTCTTCTTAAGTCTATCTATTAGCTCGTCTTCTATTTCCATTTCATTTGTAAGCTTGATTCTCTCAAGCTCAACATATGCGTTAAATAGCGTAAGTAATATATTAGCATAGTTGCCATTATATGCAGATGTTACTATATTAATTATAGTTACAAGCAACAAGGCTTCATCATCTTCTAGACCTACTGCATCAATTAGTATGCCAACTATTTTTGGGGCTATACTAGATATTAAAACAGATGTCATAACACCAGATACCCCACCAGTATAAGCAGAGATGACTATAGATACTATTTGTAGTATAGTTATGAACCCTTCTGTTTGCCACCATTCTATATTAACACTTTGATATGTATATATTACAAAACACAGAGAGTTTTCGTGTACTATCTCCCACTCTTTAAATGGTAGTCCGTTTAAGACACTCATTGGTATAGGAAGTCTAAATTTGTTAATATAAGATGTTAAATATACATTGAACTGTTTACTTACCTTGATAAACCCTTTGAAGTTTGTTATATCTATCCTAAAATAAGATGTAGCATCTATTTGATACATTATTGACATATTTGATTTATCTGATCTAGTTTGTATAGTAGCCTGTTCAAGTGCAGTCATAGCATCATACTGAGCCTTTGTATAGTATGTTGTTACTATTTCAGTATCAACAGTTGTCTCCTTCCAATATACAAGCTCTAAGATAGGAGAAGAACCACCATACTCTCCTATTTGTATTGGATCTAAGTTGTAATCTAATGCAGTACCGCTTACTAATGTCTTGTTATAATCCCAAGATACATTATAGTTTATAGACTCTATCTTAAGCACAGAACCAGCCATACTACTTTGGTAATATTCAAATGTTTTATATACACATTTTAATATAGCTTGTTTCTTTTTATGGTGAAACTCTTGAGTTATGGTTCTTGGACTTCTGCCATTCTCAAGAGCCAATGAATCTTCTGCATCTTGATCATCTTGTAGTGTTCTAGTATTGTAGTTTACAGGTATACCGTTCATTATATATATATTGTCTAGATTTGTATTTTCAAGAGTATCTGTTAAACTGTTATAATTAAGACCTATCCTCTTAAGCATCCTTCTAAGATTTATTGTTTGATCTAATATTATATCAAACTCTTTTAGAGGTATTATAGGAGTTACTTCTAGTTCAACTCTAGAATATAGAGATGTAACTAAATCTATGTCATATATATATTGTATTATATTGCCAGATGGGTTACTACATCTACCAACCATAGAGAAGTTGGATATATCAGTTATGAACTGTTGGGGAACCACAAATGCCACAGTTGGTGGCTTTACAAAAAAGATTTTATCTATTTGTGTTGTTTGATTCCCAAGAGCATCTAGTTTAATAATATCTATACCGTAGTATCCGTTGTAATCTACTTCTGAATATGGAAGCGATAGATCAAACATACTTGTATCATCTATATCAAATGATATTGGATCAGATGACATCACATTACCGTTACTAGTTAGATATGATCTTATAGTGTAAGTATATGAACCATTGGCTCCAAAAACATTAAATACAACATCGCCTGTTGTATCTGATATATTAAAGTTATGCTTTTGAACTTCAATGCCTAATGAGTCAAATATTCGTATTGGCTCAAAAGAACCAGCATTGATATTATCTGGAGTAAATCCAGTTAGTGTCGTCCAATTAACATTTATTGTTTTATGTTTTACATTAGTTACCTGAGTAGCAGAGAACCAATATGATGAAGATAGTAGTTGATTAGTTATATAGCTTTGTGGGACTATAGTTATATATACAGTTAATGATAATATTGTATTTGAATATACAACTGGGTTAGTACCATCTATAGGCTCATATGTTGCGTATGACGAAGAGTATGTGTGATACTCAGTATTATGTATCATAGTATTAGTTTGTAAGCTGTAGCCTTGCGTAGACACTAAGTATTGGATTGCTATATCATCAGCAGTTGGAAACCTAAATCCATTAATGATAATCGTATCTATTGATGGGTCATAATCAGTTTGTAATTGAACCAATAGATTTGGCTCATTTACATCTAACTTATTTATGTTGTTTGTTAAATCATATCCATACTTCTCAAGTTGCGATTTACTAAACGATTTACGATAGCTTTTTTTGCCTTGCATATATAGATCCATATACACAAAACCATCACTCTCAGATAAAATTCTTGATTTCTTTTTAAGTTGCTTTATAGCTCTGCCATCTATTAGTATATTTGTAAATGTTAGAGATATTATCTCTACAGATCTATCAAAAGCTCCCATTGATTAAAATGGAGCTGGTGGGTAGTTGACAGTAGGTGGTACAGTACCGCCACTAGTATCATATAACGATGCTTCAAATGATGTTTCAGCTCTATATATAGATGCCCAATAGTCACCAGAATAAGCCTTTGCTTGCTCAGTAAGTACAACAGCTTGCTTTTCTAAATTAATTAATGTTTGATCAAGAGATGCTAGTTTTTTAGCAGCTTCAGCATTATCTCTAGATGTCTTAGCTAATACACCATCTCTGTTGGCATTAATTAATCCTTCTTCTGCATTCATTTTACTTATCTGAGCACCAACCAATAAGTTGTCAGATATCATTTTAGCAATCTGTGCATTTATAAGCTCTATCTTCTTATCAAGCTCAAGTAGTTGCTTATCCATAAGCAATGCTTTAGCATTTATTTCATCAACTGTTAAGACAAATTTATTAGACTCTGCAAGTACTGCTATAATTGAATTGGCATATACTGTAGCATAAGCTTCTCCAACTATCTTATCATCATCATACTGTGCTTTTAAATGCTTGGCTACAGTAGACATCATTTTGTCAAATGCACCATCTCCAGATACTTCATATACAGAACCAGATGTAGATACGGCTACATTTGAGGTAACATCTCCTATTGCTATAGCCATATTATTTATCTATTGAGTGATGAGCTGATTGTTCTCTTCCAAGCTCTTTTAACTCATCCTCTGTGAGAGGTGGCAACAATGTAATACTATACTCTTTAATTGTTTCACTTTTGACCTTTACCCTACCGTTACTAGTATTTACATCATCTACAAATACTACGCACTCTCTAGCTAGCATATTTTGGTATATTACATCTTCTACATGTGTTCCCTTAGGAGTGTTCATTGGAACATATCTTTTAATGGTTCCTATTTCATCGTTTGACACTTCAAAATAATGTGTATTTCCAGATTTCTTTCTAGAGTTCATACAGGTAGCAATAATTCTTCTAAGCTTAGTAGCTTCTTTCAGAGCATTTAGTTTTCTATTAGTATCACTTGGGGGGGATTCTGGTTCACTTTGAAAACTATTAACAACAGCTCTAAGATCTTTGATTCCTAATGATTCAGCATTATCAACGCCTAATCTTTTAGCTCTTTTTATTAGTTTAGCTTTTTCATCTTTTATGCTCATTTATACGCCTTAATTATTTTATTACCAGATGGAAACCCATCTAGTAAATACTATCTATAGCTCTGCTACAACTTCATATCTAAAGATCCACTCAGGTCTCCAGATAAGTGTATCATAATACCATTTAATAGCATAGAAGCCCATATCACCGTGTGGGTCTAGTCTATTAGCATTATCTTTTGACGGTGGCTTATTGGTAATGTCAAACTTGCTATTGCCATCTCTAACTTGGAACCCAAGAGTTGTAAAACTATCAGAGCCAACACATAACGCTGGATAAACATCATAGTTACCACCAGTAGCTCTATACCCACCATTGGTTCCCTCTGGAGCACCAGCACCAGACCAATGTAGCATATTAGGGTGAACTATGATTTTAAACTCGTCTACAACACCAATCTCACCATTCATAAGCGTACTACCATCAGCATATTTGCTAGAAGGTATAAACGCTTGGTTGTTGTGAAGATCTTTCATTCTCTTAATAGTAGGCTTAAGCTCAGAACCAATAAACAACATACGAGTTGCCTGTAGTGTCATTGTATCTGTGTTTTTACTACCTTTGAAGATCTTAGTATGTTTAGGACACTTATTATCATCTAGCTGTATAGATGCCTTCATAAGACCTTCATAGCTTAGGATAGATGGAACACCAGCTGTGTCGCCGCTTACAGTAGCTCTAGTAGTGGCAGAACCGCCATATCTAATAACACCAGCGCTATTAAGAAGATCTATTTGTAGTACACTCTCAGATACAGCTAATGCGCCTCTTAGAGCCTCTCGTGTGATGTGTGTTCTAAGTTCAGAATCATCATCGAAGTCAACACTCTCTTTTGTATACTCATCGAAGAAGTCAAATCTTTTAAGAGTACCTTCAACTGTGATACGCTTGTACCCAACTCTGTTTCTAGCAGAGCCAAGTTCACTACCAAGAGGTAATGAAGATGTTATCTTACCAATATCTTTAGATGAACCCCATAGATTACCATCTGCTATAACAGCACCATTAGCATCAAGACCTTGGTCATTGATGTTTCTATCATCTAGCAAAGGTAAGTAGTGGTGTCTCTTAATTGTTTTACCAAAATGCTTAGGTTGATATATACTATCACTAAGCTTTAATAGGTACTGCTCATCTTCTAGGTCAATTAAAGCTTCTCGCTTCATATCAAATGTTATGATATTTTCACCTACTGTAGAGTCGGTACCTGATTTATATTCGTGTGCCATATTGTTGCCTTATTTTTTCTTGCGCATATTTCTTAGCTCAGCTAGAAATTCATCATCTGACATTTCGTTTCTATCTTTTTGTTTTGTTGATTTTTTACTAGAACCAACAAGACTTCTAGCCTCTGCAACACTATCTCTACCAGATTTGTCATTTGTTGTCTTTGGCTTCTTAGTGGTCTTATTCTTAAGCTTATCTTGTTTCATCACTTGGTTTAGTACTGCTACATAAGCTTCAATATCTGACATATTACCTAATCTATTAAATGCTCTCTCGTTTTGAACTATCTGTTGGATCTTATCAAATCTACCTATCTCAAACTCTTCATTTAACTTTACTATTAGAGTTGGATCATTTTTTATAATCTCTCTACTAGAGTCATCCCAAACAGAAGATACTATATTTGATACGCTTGCAAAGTGTTCACTATCTTTTATACTATCTATTTTATCAGATAGTTCGAGTTCAACATCATCTATGTCGTGATTGGTTGCCTCATATTTATCCTCTGTATCAACATCTACATCAATTGGATCTATGCTGTTATCTTTCAATAGTTTAGCTATAGCATCTTTGTTGCCATTTGACACATCTATTAATAGATTCAATCTATCATCATCAATATTGTTTTTGTGAAGTATTTTAAGTTTCTTCATAGCTGGCTTTATGATTTTAGCCTTATGCTCAAAACCTAACCCTTTAGATGCAAGAGTTCTTAGGTCCTCTATAGATGACGGTGTAACCATTTGACCATTAGCCTTGATTGGGGACAAAGCTTCATCAACTAAGCTTTTGTATTTCACATCTTCGGCATCATCACTATCTTCAAGTACTTCTGGTTCTTCGCCTTCTACAGTATCTTTAGATGTGTTAGGATCGTTATTAATTTCTTCATCTGTACCTATAGGAGCATCTTTAAGCTCCTGAGTGTTAGCATCATCTATTTGATCAGAACCAGACTCAGTTGACTGTTGAGACTCCTGCTCACTAGGAGCATCTGGGTTATCAACTATAGCTTGATTAGAGTAGTCTACCATATCTGACATACTGTTATCCAGCCATATTGTCTAAATTAGAGGCATCTATGTCTCTGTCTTCATTGATTGCTTTTTTAGCTCTATTAGCCATCATCTCAATTGTATGTAGATATTGATTTAGTTCACCTATTGCAGATATGGCAGAGTCTATCTCAGACTGGAAGATCTCTTTTTGCTGTATATTGTCAACACCAGAAGGGTAGCTGCCTCTAGCAAGAACCAGACGCATAGCTTCTTTTTTAAAATATCCATCTTCAAACACAAGCTTGAACTTTCTATTTTTTCTAAGATCACTAAGTGCCTCACCAAGAGCTATTGCCTCGTTCATATTGTCTAGTATTTGTTTCTCTATCAATGTATATCCTTTTATTATAATGTTATATATTTAGAAGTGTACCTTAAATTTGTGATAAATGTCAATTATACTCACTATTAGCACCAGATACTATATCTTCTTGCTGTTTAATGAACTGGTCCATAGGCATACCTATCTCATCTTCTATATTAGGCTCTGGTTCAACATACTCATCTTCTTGTGTATCATCTTGGACCAACGACAACTCATCTGGTGTGAGAGATGCAAGACCATTATCTTCAGCATCTATAACATTTAGTTTAGATCTCATTTTTATATCTTCTATCTTTTCCTTACTATCAACATCCATACTTTTAAGTTCTTTTTTTCTATCGTGATCTATTCCCATTTCTTTTTCGATAAAATCAAGATCTTTTAAATCACCAGCTGAATCATAATCTTTTGCTCTACTTAGCTCGAACTTAGATCGTGCCATATTTAGAACACTATCTGATTCGTTCTCTCTACTCTTGGATTTTTCTGTTTCTATCTTGGCTTTTAGCAACTCTATTTCAAGCCTATCTAGTTCAATTTGAGTCTGATTTGGTTCTGGTGTATATTCAAGTATACTCTTTGATAATTTAAACCTCTTACTAAGGTATGCTATATCAGCAAATATCTCTTTCTTAATCTCTTCTGGCATAGTGTTACCAATTGTTTGTAGCAGAAATGATAATGTTTGTATCTCTCTATTATCTATCTCATCAGTAGATATGCCGACACTTATATTAAAGTTCTCAATCTTAACCATAGGAGGTGGATTATCTTCTCCTGTGTATTTTGCAACATCTTCATCTTCTAGCCAAAAGTGGTTCATCTGAACTATCTTTCTACCAGCATCCTCCAGTGCATTAGCCATCCGTCTTATAACAGATAACTTTCTTTTTGACATACTGTCTAGAACCCCTCTTGCCCCAGTAGCTGTTTTGCCAAGAGAGTCACCTGATATGTTTTGTGAGAAGGATTTAGTTCCAGTCATACTGTCTATATTTGCTTGATGTGAGTTAATCATAAAAATAGCTGATTGTGGTATCTCTGGATACTTATGAGTGTACACAAGAGTAGATGGATCTATGTGCTCGCCAAATGAATACTTCTCACCTCTTTCAAATTTAAGTTGGTTCAGTGGCGATAAACTATTCTCTCTTATGCCCTCTTGCCCATTTGCTGATCTACCAACAACATCTATGAGACCTCTACTAAGAGCACCTATTATATCTTGATCATCTTTTATTAAATGACCTAAAGGATTACCTCTAACTCTATTTTTGACTGGTGAAAATGTAGCTACAGAGTATGGATTGAAACTATACGGAAAAGGGTTTTTGCCAAAGTGAACCAATGTATCTTCAACTACAGTAGCAGTTATACTTGTAGTTATTCCAGAACCATCAATATCCCATTCACCGATATATTCATATGCATTTAGTATTTTTCTTGGATCATCTTCAAAGTCAAAATCATTGTGATCATCTGTATATATTGTAGAAGATGATGATCTTATTTTATCTAGATTTTTATACTTAGGAACTTGTCTTAGCTCAGACAATGATGTCTTGAACTTTTCAATGACGAACTTGGCTTTTTTGATATCGCCATTACAACTTGGGTCAAAATATATATTATTATAATCTTTAACATTTATAGTTGGTCTATTTCTAACTAGTATAGTTTTTTTGATTCTTACAACTTCGCTAGAGATTGGTGTATTTATTATTTGATCAAGCATAGCCATAACTTCTGTGTCAGGGAGACCTTTAGCTTCTGGCATACTATTTAACATAAATCCAGCTTCTTCTTCTGTTGGGTATGTATGTATTGTTTCATTTACATACATATCTTTGCTTATGTACTCCCATCCAACTTTTAAAATAGCTGTTCCTTCATCAACTACAGCTCTAGACATATTGTTGATCAATGATACTCTACATATATCTGATGAGAATTGTTTATCCAATATCATCTCATCACGCTTTAGAGTGTCGCTATCAATGCCACTAACTTGTTGTAGTTCAAAGAGCTTATCAGAACCAAGGAAAGGCTCTTCAAGCTCAGCGTACATCCATTCAGCTTGCTTCTTTATTGACTTAGGCACATATCTACTATAGCCTTCTCTAGCTTTGAAATTTATCTCACCGTTCATATATGATAAGTTTTCATCTATTGATGCAATTTCACATTCATTAAATGTCATACTAGCTTCAAAGTCTTTCTTTATATCTTCTACGGTCATTGGATGTTTTATTTTGTCAGACTCTATGTCATTAAATATGTTGTTATCTTCTTCCATTTATGGTAAGTCCTTAGCTTTATTTATTACATCTATAACTGCATTTGTAAATAAATTAATATCTCTAAAAAATAGATGACAATCTTTTCTGTTGGAACCAAAGAATGGCTCTAATAATATAGCTGGCATATTAGTCTTATTTAAGAAGTATCCACCATCTTCACCAAGCTTCCTGACCTTTATGCCTCTATTCCTAATTGATGTCTTGTACCCATCTAAGAATGCTCTAGATAGCATCATAGATGATGGATAACCAGATGACAATACCTCGAAGCCATTTGCCTTGCTATTTGATGAAGAGTTGAAGTGAAATGATATAGCTATGTCAGCTCTATAATCATTGACATCTCTAACCAATTTTTCTAATCCATTTCTTCTCTCGAACACTTTATATTGGTTCCCTTGTGGGAGAAATGTGAGGATAGTATTTAGATATGTGAACCAAGTGCTATATTCATTAACGCCATTTACGGTTACAGCTCCTCCAGAATTCATATCGTGACCAATTATCAATGCTATGTTGCTCATATATAAAACCTGTGGTATAATGTTTTTAGTCGTTCTTGGTTTGCTCCTTTTTCTAAGGGCGACATCATATTTATTAAACCCATTCAAAATCCTTATCCGTTATCTTTTCATTATATTTATTAGCAAAAAATATCACCTGATATGCTGAGAATCTATCTATTGCATTGGCAACTAATGAACCATCCTTCTTTACCTTTACCCAATCAGAACCAAAGTCCTTGTTTAAAGTTATACTATCATCTCTTTTGAATATAGCAATTACCACAATAGCCCCTTTTCATCTTTTGTGTTTTGTTTATCAGCCCACTTATTGTACGCGTCTATGGTAGCCCTACAACTATCATCAGACCATCTAAGCATTCTTGCACCATTAATGATTTTAAGTGCGTCTATATCACTTAGAGAGCCATCGTCTCCAACACCAAACTCTATTATATCTACTACTGGAGGCTTATTCAACTTAGGGGCTGGTGATTTGATAAATTCTGTTGATTGTTTAAATGTACATCCTGATAACAGGAGTAGTGCTACTATTAAAATATATGGCATTATATCTTATGCCTTTTGTTTGGCTCCAATTTATAGATACTATCTGGAGGCTTTGACTTCAATATATCATTAGCCTCTCTCTCTGTATGTAGTGCTCTATTTTTAGCTTCTATATATTCACTTACTACATCTCTGTTTTGCTCTAAATCATCTATCTCAGATGCTTGACTATCAACCTTCCAAGATTTGTACTTATATGCACTTGCAAAAAATGCTATAACTAAAGCTATAATAGAACCAACAATGAGCTCTACATTTCCCATTATCATACTAAGCATCTGTGCTCCTTCTGTTAAACTTTTTTGGCATCTTAAACAATACATCGTTATCGTGTTTAGTAGTGCCTCTTACTACCAATAGCGTAATTGCGGATAGTATGATAATATCTGACATATATAATAATCCATAGTATTCAAACACAGTACTGACAGCAAATGATATTAATATAATTGTTGTGCTTATGCTTCTCTTCCATAGTTTAAATTTAAATACTAATACACTTAAATAAGTGAGCAGTATCATCTTAAACATAAAGATGTTATAGCTATTGCTATCTAGATATTCTAACATTACCTTTTCCCTCCTACAAGAGATATGAGCCTGTCTATAAGTTTAGGCAACTTATCTTTTATGACACCAGTCATCCATTCTACAGTATCTACAGCATTGCTTGCTACTAGTGCCGATATAGCGACCCATACAACAGTAGGCATCTCTACTTTAGCGTGAAGATATATACTTAAGCCATAAAATACAACGAAGATAACAACTATGGCATATGCTAATGATTTTATGATATCAGCTAATAATCTAATATCTATATCATCATCGCTGTGAGCATAGTCATAGAAGCTACTCAACAAACTTGCTAGTGTTGCCGATAGTATTAGCATTATAACTTCTGGATCAGATAAGAACCCAGTTAATAACATAGCTATGCCCCCAGAGGCTACAGCTTTAGCAATTATAGCTTCATTCATTCCCAAAACCTTTTAGCATTAAAAATAGGCTTATTCAAGCACTCACCTGTAACAGCTATTGATCCGTTGACATCAAGAACCCCAATCCTAACCATTATCCATTGTGTGTTATTGGCATCAATAGCACAACTTCTTCTATAGTTGATACAGCTATATTCAAGGGGGATAAAGCTATCGTTCAGAGGTGTTAGTTCATACATACCACTCTCAGCATATAGGTTGATACTACAGTTCATATAAGCTATGTACGGAGTTATAAACCATTGCTTACCATTCAGTCTGCCGTATCGTGCTTGTTTAAGTTCATAAGGATCATCAAATGAACCATCGCCGTCAATAACTCTATATGTCTTATTGTTATTGATTATGACCACTGTAGTGTTGTTTATATCCACAGTAGTATTAACATCAATAGAGTTGTTGACATCAGTAGTCCTATTATCTTGAACAACAGTTGTGTTATTTAATATTCCACAACCAACTAAGAACAATGATATTGCTATATATATTAAATATCTCATACTTCTACTTCTACATAATAGTCATAGATATCTGATAGCTGATCAAACATATGATCTCTATCACCAGCAGATAGCTCATACCCATCTCTAGTTAAGTCATTGATTATATCCATTAACTCATAATCTTTTAGTGTCAATAAGCTGATTGGCTTCTCACCTTCATCTAGTTCATTCTTACCTACGAATTTTCTCATAGTCTAGCTCCTATTATTGTTATAGCAATTGCGGTTAATAATGCTATGCCACAAAAGGCATACACTACATATGATGATATCTTAGAACCATCAAAACCCATATCCTCTAGCTTTTCACCAATATCCATTATACTCTCTTTATGTTTTTAATAACAGCATTTATCTTAATCCTATTATCATTTATGATTGTGTCATCACATTCAGCGTTTGAGAAGATTGTAGTTGCGTTTATTGTTGAATATGTTACAACACCAGTTACAGGATCAGCGCTTGGCACAACAACTTCAAACCTACTATCTGGATTACCGTTGTTATTTAGTATTTCGATATCATTACCGCTAATTCTCTTGGCTGGCATTCTAGTTCTGAACACTCTCTTGCTTGTAGCAGTTAAACAAGTTAGCTTGCCTCTATTGTTTGTAACGGTAGAGTCTATACCGTTGGCGTAGATAACGGGGTTCCATCCAGTTGAGCACAGTCCATTGTACCTATTATTATCAATCATTGCACCAGTTCCATCAAACCTAGTTTGGACTAATGGCTCAATCTTATTAATGTGCTTGTTGTTTTTAAAATCAATATCTATACTGTTATCATCGTGTGATTTTAACTCATAGAAGTAGTTATCATCAAATGTGTTTTCAGTAGATGTTGACAATAGCGTGACTCCAACAAAACCACCCTTCAACCTATTACCTTTGATTTTGATGCCTTCAGCTAAGCCGTAGAACATAACACCATCACCATCACCAAGAATAGTATTATCTTCAATATCTATACCGTAGGCATTGTTGAAGTTAAACATTCTTGAGCTGTTTGTGAAATTTGTCACAACATTATTGTGCATCTTAACATTTGTGCAGTTGTTGAAATTGAACATATATTCAGTTCCATCAAAGATATATCCATCACAATCAACTATATTGTCATATATCAATACATTTTTGACATCTTTGTCAAGATCTCCAGTCAAATAACTACCTGTTGTTTTCTTGCCGTGCATTAACCAACCAGAGCTATGTTTAATCTTATTTTGTGTGATTATTGTGTTGGCAACACTCATATCAAGTGGGGAAGAGTTTGGTTCAAGATTTATAGCATATCCCATATTATCAGTTACGCCAGAGTTATCCATCTTGTTATTTACGATATTGATATCATATCCCCATAGTATAGATATAGCAGATCTCTTCCAATTACTAAGTGCGCAATTTTGTATAGTTATGTTCCTGCTAGCTGGATCTCCGCTATATGCAGACATAGCTATACAGTCCAATGGAGCATCATAAATAGTTACATTATCTACAATAGACTTAACGCATCTCTCTCTGTATGTCAAACAATGGCTAGCAGAACCAACGGTTGTACCTCTCGCTGTTCTGTTGCCGTCTATCGTGATATCTTTGCAGTAGAAGTTTGGTATATTTACATGTATAACATTACTATGTAAACCTGCTCCGCTCATAGTATCACTAGCTTTGAGAGTACCGTACCCTACTATAATCAAACAGTCCCCTACATTGACTTCTATCTCTTGCTGTATCTTAAAGATATTAGACTTTTTACCTAGATCTAAAACTAAGAATCCATCCGTATTAAGTTTGTTCAACATACTATTAACTGCCAGAGTACAGTCTTGCACTCCTGTATTATCAGCTCCAAAACTTTCAAACTTTCTTATGTAGTCGCTATGTTTAAAGTTTTCGTGCTCACTTATAGCAATCGCCAACATAGCCGATACAGTTATCTTTTTTGGTAGCTTATTGCTATCAGTAAAGCCAGTCGGTATACCTGTTACATCACTATCTCTTAGTATGTCACCTGCTTCTGTATTGTCAATAACTCTAAAGCCTGTTATCGCTGGAGTTGCACTATCTGTTATAGCGATAAGATTATCACCGCTGTTTAGCTCAACTCCTCCAATTGTAGCAGTACCGCCAACTGTATAAAAAAACCCAGCTTCAACATTTGTTGGAAGTCCAGTAGTTATATCGTGATTTCCCTTGTCAACCATTATACCAACTGGCAAAGGAGTTGGTAATCCACCTCCACCGCCACCAGATGAACCAGAACCAAAATCTATTGTATCACTCACGATCCATCCCTTACTAGTACTTTACCATTATTAAAACCATTGAAGTCTACATATACAGTTGTGTTTGCTGGGAAGGTTAGGAATTGATCATTCTCCCAAAGTTGACCAGATGATGAAGCAAAGTTATTTAGTGAGAACCTAACCTCATACCCACTTTTATTTATTCCATTTTTAAAGTTTAACACTTCAAGCCTGTTGCCATCAATTGACCTATTGAATGTTACATCAACCTCTTTGCTAGCTGTTACTGTTTTCATATATACTTTTCCCTTATTGTTTAAGTTACGCTTTGATATTTACAGCTATTGGCATCTCTATAAAACTAGCTGGATTTGATGGGTATGCTATTTGGACCATATCACCATCTCCATCTACAGTACTTACATATTCACTTTGATATATATATTTATCGTAATATATATTATCTGTTGCGGTTGGAGGAACATCAGCCCAATCATTAGTTATTGGATCATATGCTCTAAATACAGACCCTTTAGGAGCGTACACAGTTGTTTCACCAACTCCTGCATCAACTACTGCTTGAGTTGCATATGCAGTCATCTCTTCTATAACTTGATAATCATATCCACCAGATGTGGCATTATATGTTACAACTAATTTATACAACTCTACTGGAGGAGATGTCTGGAATAAGTATCCAGTCTTATCGCTATTGGTTGCTCCATCCCATCCCATAGCAACAAACCAATCCCATCTATTACCTTCAGAGTTTTCTGGAACCAAACCACTACCATCTTTATATTGGCACATATACACTTCACCATCTAGGTACCTAAAACTACCACCACTAGATGGAGGTGGAGTAGTGGTTGCTGGGCAATTGGTTACATCTTCCCATAACATACTAGCAGATTCATATACGGTGTTATCTAGTGCGTCTTTGCTAACGCCTATTATTTGAACCAAGAAATCATATTTATCAGATCCTCTATTAAGTATCCACTCTTTACTGTAGCTCCATAAATCATTTTTAAATACACTTAAGCCACCTAAGTGTTGTGCTCCATTTGAATCAGCACCTCTTCTATGTGAGAAGATGACAGCGTAATTACTACTAGCTTGATCTATAGTAAATAATGGCTCACCATAATTTGACCAAGCTAATTTAGTTTTATCTATCTTATTTGATGTAGCAATTGTAGATGATGCTGAGTCGATAATTGCTACGGTAAATACTTTGCTTATCTGTTGACCACCAATTGTATGGTAATTTATTGTTATATCTTCTGAACCAGCAGTTAATATAACACCAGATTTAACTATGAACTTGTTTTGGAACAGTTTAAATGAGTTTGATATTATATTATAAGAACCACCTCTGAACTCATCTCCATTCTCATCAATGATCATTGGCTCTAACATTATAAAGTGTTGTTGTGAATTATGTTCTATATACTGATCTATTATTACAAATGCATCAACATTTAAATGATCTCTGATTTTACTTGATGAACCATCAGATGAATATACTGTTGCATTGTTGACAATGTCAACTATTGTTGGTTCTGCGTTTGCATTTGTCGTCTCTATATCTTTTATCTCTTTATACTCTTGTTGATTATCTTGTATAGATAAGATCCTTCTCATACAAACCCTCTATTCTCAAAATTATTTACTTCTCTGTAGTTAGTATGAGTAGCACCTGATGTTCTCAGATTCTTACAAGACATAATGAATCTAGTGTAGTGTGTGTTGTTCTCAGCATCAACATTACCATTAATAGACCCTAGAGCCTTATACCCAATATAATTAAGCACAGCCTCTATATATGTGTCTGGTAGTGGTACCTTGTCATTGATATTAACTAATCTATCTGGAGTAACACTACATAACAGCTTAAGCTTAGTATTATCATTATGATTTACATATTGAATACTATTATATGTATCAGTCATTATGCCAAATTTATCATCTTCGTTGTTGATACTAATAGGCTTATCATTTACATCATATGCCTTAACTATATATGCAACATCATCTGGTATAGTATATTTTATTTGAGTTGGCAGTATATCAATATCATACTGCTTTGTCTTAATATTAAATCTTCTATACAGCTCTATAACTGCTAGGTTTATATATTGCAATATTACACTATCGTCATCTCTTACGGCAACCTTTCTAAGGTCACTATTCTTAGCTAGTATTATGACATCTTTAACAGTAAACATATACTACCTTAGTTGATTTTTATTAATAAATTTTATTACACTACATATGATGAGTTTTCTAACATATAGTGTGACATATCCCTTTCTTCCCATATATCATCTCTGCTATTATACACCGTTTGTATTGCGCTATCATCAGAGTATGGAGGTATTATATTTATTTGTGATAACTGAGATATCATATCAATTCCATCATCTCTCTTAGAACCAATACCTTCATTAGTTATGTATGATAGTTCTGCATATAATTCATTGAATGCTTTAGTATTTTTAAGCTCCTCGGCAAACATAATCTTACCAGCTTGAAACAATGGAACCACATTTAAGAAGTAGTCAAACTTATCACCTTTAACACTATGTCTTAAGATACCTTCTCTACTTGATCCTTTTTGCATAGCTATTGTAAAGTGTAGCTTTCTTTTAATCATCATCTCTTTTATTGAGAAGATATGAGATCTTTGAGAACCATCAACCTCAATGCCACATAATATATTGCCTCTGAATTTCTTATACTTACTAACTATATCAAATATGAAATCATATTGCTCAAGTATCTCAGCCTTCTGTAAAAAGAGATCAACTAGCATAAGATCACTATTAGATGACACAGCCCATAGACCTATAGCACTTAGATCTGAATACTCACCTGCTGATGTTGTTAAGTCAGTTGTTATAACCCAATTATAACTTTCACCATTGTTTATTACATCTTTTCTTGAAAAGTATGCAATTAAATTGTCAGGTATAATCCTACTACTCTCATCAGCTATTCTAAGCATCTGCTCTTGTAGGAAAGATCTTTTACTACCATTTCGTATACTCTTCTTATACTTAAGCAACACCCTCTCATAGCTATGTCTATCTTCCCATACACCAGAGAAATCATCTTTCGTTATATCTATAGATATCTTTTCACATATAGGAAAAACTACAGGCATCCAAGAACCAGAAGTGATAGCTTTTAATAGTGGATCTTTTTGATTAAATGGAGTACCTATAAAAATACAAAATGATTTTGATCCGTGTAGTGAATACATAATATCACTATCAAGTATAGACGATATGTTAGATAATATAGTACTAGATCTACTATCTACTTCAGTTTTTATCAAGTCATCAAGTATCCCAAACTGTGGTCTATCTAATCCAGAACCAGATCCCCTTGGACCACCCTTAACACCGAACCCAACCATATGAAACTTTCTATTCCTAACTTTACTATCTTTGCTAGATATTGAACCATCCTTATTGAGCTTAGGATGTCTTATAAACATAACATCTTCATCTGTAAACTTAACTCGTTCAAATTTATCTTGTAAGAAGATACTATCTTCATATACAGATGCTATAGTTCTCATCCTCTGTTTAACACCACCTTTAAGGCTAGCACCTACATAGAACCCAAACGATACTTTGCCTATGTTTGGTAGTTCTCCATAGTATGCCATATACAGAGGTAACATAGTACCTATAAGCACAGACTTACTAAACTCCCTAGTTGCGCATACAGCAACAAAATTCTTATCAGCTATTGTTGTATTTATATCATAGTATTCAAATGGATTAACATTTTGAAAGATAGTATCAATCAAGAAGTAGTGTGCAGTTGGATTACTATTCTCTGGTTCTTCTCCGAGAACCAGACGCATAAAGTTGAAGAAGTTAATAGCATCTACTGATGGAGTATAGTTCTTAAATGAGTAGTCTACATTATCAAGTAGATCATCCATTGTAAAGTTATCTACTTCAACTACTTCATCATCAATAGGTACTATATTACTACTCATCAATTGCCTTATTCTCAGTGGTTATATTCAATTTCTGTATCTCTTCAATATTAAACCCTTTCTCAAGCATCTTGAGTTGATTCTCTGCATTATGATATAGTTGTTGATTTATAAACTGTATATTATTTATAACCTGATTAGATGCACTACTATCTTCAACCTTCTCTTGTATATGAGCTGGTATCTCTTTAAGTATAGTTTTCGCAGCTTCAATTCTATCTCTAGACGAGCTGGCATTAAGCATCTCATCTTCTAGCACCTCTACAGCAGTATGTCTTGTACCTTGGTATAGTATACTAAGAGGAGTGTCACTGGCTTTCATTATCTCTACAACTAGTGGGTTGTTAGCGTACCTATTAGATGACTTAACTAGCTTATCCCAGTTATCACTACCTTTTCCATCACGAAGTCCATATTTAACTATTTCCCTATAGTCAAACACTCTGGTGTATGCATTAAACTTACTAACCCTACTCTCTATAAGAGCCACATACTTCACGGCATTAACATACTCTATAACACTAGATGACTTCTTTTTCCTAATGCCAGAGAAATCAATTAACACATTCCTAAATGATATGTCTGAGAAGAGTGGATCTTGGTTTGTACTGTTTATATGCTTAAGTGTATCTTTTGTTACTATAGCTTTCTTATCATCTAATAGTCGCTTAACATCATCTTCTGTTAGATCTTCTCTATTAGATGTATCATTAATTATCATATTACCTATATTTTTCATTTAGTTATTATACCACATTTAATCTACTAGGTAATACATTCCTACTAACAAGAAGATCAAATGCATACTTGGTTATGTTAACATTGGCTCTACACACATCATCTGATATCCCATCAAGTATATAGCAACTAAGCTTACTAATGTCATCTATCTTATCAGATGTGTAAAGATTAACTATATTGTTATCAAACTCCTCTCTACATTTATCATCTGGGTGTAAATTATATTTAGATAGATCATAAACATATGAGAACCAACAGAGAGTATGACAATTGTTATATGCTGGATCACTAGTAATAGATGAACCAACAATACCTAATCTAATATCCCTAGTCTTAGCATATTTAACATATATATCATTTAGGTTATATCTCTCTATTTCATTATCACTAATAGCATAGTGACACTTATTACAGGTGCTAAACTTAGGATGTTGTGATTTATATAACCTCAACTCTTTAATAACATTGCACCTTGGGCATTTGAACTTAGCTAGTCTAATTAACTTATTTGTATTCTTATCAATCCTAGGTATATGATCTGGATCATCAAAGTGCGTATCAGATATAATCTCAAGTGGGAAATTATCTTGGTTCAATCTCTTAACAACAAGATGACAATTTTGTCTTTTATCACTAAATTCATAATACTTACCACTTGGGTCACTATCTGTTTTAATAAATATTTTAAAAGAACCACAATCACCATTAGCTTCAGATCTATTTAACAGGTACTTAATCATACTACTTTGATTCTTATGTAAAGTTTCATCTAAATATATATCTTCATACTTACTAAGTGAGTCAAGTAAACTATCTAAGTTATCTGTACACCTACTACAAAAAGCAGATAACTCCTCTAATGATCTACGAGTACATCCAAACATCTTATATATATGAGATAAACTATCTCTATTTGGATCACTTGGATCTTGTAATAAATAATACCTTAAAGCATTAACTAATGGTATAGCATTAGCAATCCTTTTTTGTTCAGATCTTTTCAATATATCTCCTTTTGATATATATTAGTTTAGCATAAACAAACTTAATAAGAACCCCAATTAGGGGTGTCAACCCCTAATTGCACCTAAGCTCACACTAGTGAACACAACACCTTTGTTTGGTTCCTCCCTTGAACCAAACAAACTAGATAAAAGTAAAAATAAGTAAAAGCTAGTGATACAACATACCCCCCACGGAGTGGGTGGGTGGTATGGGGTTAACTAGTGTTAGCTTAAGTTGCACTCAGCCCCTGACGGAGCTGAGTAGGTTACGAGGGAGAGATGAAAGATATATCTACTTGATATCTGTTGGTTGTGGTTCTAATCTATTTACTACTAAAGAGCAGATAGACCTTCACCCTTATTAGAGTGTAGGTTTAAAAAGTATAGGAGAAGATTGGATCATATCTGATCAAGAGTACTAAGTTAAACTATTACTATATGCGGTCGTACGGAGACACATAGCCTATACAGATCAAATATTATGATTGATGTATGGCACTCTCATTCCTTCGTTGGTTCTGCTTTTCTAGCACAAACTAGCGAGTTATAATCAACCAACACGACGGTAACTAATGTAAACATATCTGCTTACATCGTATCGCCTACCCAGTGGCTATTAACCACCTCTCTTTCGGTATTTCTACCTACTTAAGGACTCCACTTTACTCATAGTAAGCTTCATAATAACACCTAAGTGTTAGCAGTTTAGAACTCGTATAATCAGCTACTACAATCGTGTGCACAATTCATTGATAGTGAATAGTAGATAAAATCTACTTGCCCTTGAATAATTAAACTAAAAACGATATAATATCGCTAGAAGTTTAAGTATTCAAGAGGCTTCAAGATAAGATTAAACACTTACCTTGAAGCCACTATCACCAGTTTGTGTTGCTGGTACAAGTTAGAATTGTACCAGTATGGTGATTAAAAGAATCTTAAACTACTACCTTCTTAACAAAATAATCAACAAAACAATCAATTAACAAATCAAAACAACTAGATCAACATAGCTATGTGTGGTTCTAAATAAGCAATAGTGTGGGTTGTGTGAGTGTAATTTTGTATGAAGTTTTTGTATGAAGGTAATAATAATAATTTTGTATGAAAATAATAATAATAATTTTGTATGAAGGTATTAGCCTGTCTTTTTGTCCCCGTCTTTTGGTTCCCCCTCCCCTTGTCTTGTGTTTTTTCTCGTTGCGGAAATTGCTTCGCATTTTCCGCTACTGTGCTTGGTGTGTTGGTTCCTTCTTCCCGTTGGTTCCTTCGCTCCTTTGGTGTTCGTTGTCGCCTTGCTTCGGCTTGGCTTGGGTCTTCGCGCTTGGCTGTTGTTTCGCCTTGTTTCTTTTGGGAGGTCTCCTGTGAAGGATTTCTTTGTTGCTCTTTTATTGTTGTTCGTTGTGCCTTTGGCGCTTGTCTGCTCGGCTGTCTGGTATCTTGTTGTTTGGTTCGGCGGCTTGTTCGCTGGTCCTTCGGATTCGTCTGCCACGGCTTCGGTCGTTGGCGGGGTTGTCGGCTCGGTTCGATTCGTGCGCTCTGTGCGCTCGGAGGTCTCGGATGCGTTGAAGGAAATTAACGAGGCGTAGCCTCGTTTGTTTCTTCAATGCTTTGTTGCTGGGCTCTTGGGGCTTCCTTTGCTTGGCTTCGCCTTTGTTGCTTTCGCGGATGCTTTCGCGCTTGCTTGTATCGGTTCGCAGGTCACCTGTACCTACCACACAGGCTGGACTGAGGAGAGACTTAGGAAGGAGATAGACTATGAGCACGATTATCATAGAAGATGATCTCACAGACGAGATCATCAAGTTGTTGGCGCAACTAGGGCTTTAGGTCCTAGTGAGCTAGACAAGATAAGAGCCAAAGGTTGTGGTGATCTTTGGTTCTTAAATTAAAACAAAGGAGTTGACTATGAGTAGTATGATATTTATTGTAATCACTATAGCTATGATTAGCTTATAGTGATTACATAGGGACCAAAGGTTATATATCTTTGGTCCCTATTAACCATATATACATATCTACATTGGTAGGTATATATATGTGGTTGCTGTAATGCAACTTAACAACTCAAGTTGGCTATGCTAATAGCTATCAGTACCAACTAAGAACCAACATTAGTTCTTAGTTAATCATAATGGAGATAATTATGAAACAAATTAACTTAGAAACAATAAACAAAATACTTAAAGTTTATGAAGGCTATATTGTTGGAGATATTTTCAACAATATAATAGAATTATGGAAGGAAGACCATCACGGTCTTCCAAAGGATCGTATTGTATTAAACAATACGATATCATCTATATCAGATGATATAATAATATACAGATGCACTTGGTCTGGAATGGAAGTAGACCACGCGGAAGCGTTTGGTTATACATTAAATATAACAAGAGATGTCAAGTATTGGGCAATACTTGACAAGCAATTAATAGGCTGGGATCTATTAATTGCTTATGAGCTAATGGCTTATAACAAAATAACTAAAGAGTTTTCATCATATGATATAGAACTGAATAATATTGAAAGGAGGTGTAGTGGCTAGTGCCACACTTGCTCCATCCTATACATATACAAGCATTACTAGTAGTGTTTATATATGTATAGCTCTATATGATAGGCATATAGAGGGATATACACTAAACTACATAACTATTAGAACCAATGGTGGTTCTCCTTGTATGTAATGCTGCGCCTGATATGCATAGACAGGATATAGAACCAGATGAGTATGATTACTTATCTTACGACATAGGAGAAATTATGTCAGTAGTAAATTTAAACTCAAGTAGTACAAAAACAACAGTAGCAACACACAGTGGTGGATACCATTGTGATGAGGTGCTAGCAATAGCACTTCTAGATATGGGAGGTGTAGTTAAAGACTACACGATAGTAAGAACCAGAGATGAGGGGATCATATTTGGGGTTGATATAATAGTAGATGTAGGAGGCGTCTATGATCCAAGTAGGATGATGTTTGATCATCATCAAGACAAGGAGTTGCTAGGTGCTTGCCACCTAGTAGCAGAGTATGTCTTCTCTTTGGAAGGGATACCATTACACTATGAGCTATTCGACATAGCTCGCTATGTAGGAACCCACGATGTTGGTGGGGACAAAGAGGCGTTAAAGGAGAAAATGACAGCCAAGATAGTAGAGCTGTCAGAGCTGTTGATTAAGTTTGTGCAAGAGTCACAAACTGCTGGGAGGTATTTCGATGATGTCTTAAAAGATGTCATTGAAGTGCTAAGGGACAGAAGTGTACTAGGTAGCATACGGTACATAGAAACACTATTAGAGCCTATTGTGGCTCACAACAGAAGTGAGAGGTATAAAGATATAGATATTATCAGAGAGTGTATCTCTGATAACAAAGATAGAGGCATAACAGAAATGGTATGCTTTAAATCTTTCAAGAGGAATTGGAGGGAGGCTATTAACACAACAGATACGCCAGACATATATTATGCTGTTTGGTTCGATGAGATCCAAAACAACTACTGTATTAATGTAGTAGCAAAGAAGGGAGATCCACAGAAGTGGGATCCTAGTCTCAATTTAAATGAGCTTAAAGGTTTAATAGACGATGAACATATAGTGTTCATACACAACTCTGGCTTTACGGCTAGAGTTACTAGCCTAGAAGGGATCTTCTGCGACGAGGTAGAAGACTTCTTTGCAGAAGAGTTTGCTGAAAAAGAGCAGACCATTAATCTGATTGGTTCCAATGATGACAGGGTTGAACATTATGTTCAATATGTCATAGATAATAACCTAAGGGTTATAGATAGTTGGGACAAAGGAGCTACACATCAATGGCAAGATGCTGTTAAATATAACAAGTTTGCATCTGGTTCTAAGGATGCAATCATTGCCATAAACAATAGTAAAGAGTATAAGAAAATACACGCTATAAGAGCGTATCTGCGACTACTAGAGAATGATGTATCATCTATAAATAAACTAATAGATGAGAACCACAAGAGAGTAACAGAGATTGTCTTAGAAAGAACCAATGAGTTTGGGTTCTGTAGCTTTTGGGATGCAAATCACGAAATTACAGAAGATATATTGACTAAGGTTATTGAGGAGAACTGGGAAGTAAAAGCAATCACATTTGGAGAGGAGATTGCTTTAGTTAAAACTCCTAATGGCATACAAAAGTATGTCTTTGATGGTTGCAAATATAATTATGAGTGGGAGTATGACACTTCGTTGACAAAAAAGTATATAGAATTCAAAATTGACATATTGTCAATGATAGTGGATTTAGATAATCCAATTGTATTCAGAGAGAGAGTTGGATACAAGATTGGTGGTAAGTACTATTTCATAGATATTGCGTCTATGAAGAAAGCAGATAGTGACTTCGTGCTAAATGACTATGTAGGTAATTTAAAGGAGGCATACAAAGGAAAAGACTACATAGTAGTTGATATGTATGTTAAAGACATACATAAGATAATAACCAAGGAAAGTGGGTTCAAACTCATCGTAATGGATGGTGAGTTCATCTCTGTTAGAGATGGTGTTAACTCTATACCAGAGTACGAGATAAAAGTTAACTATAAATCTGATATGGAAGAGAGAGGTGATATGATAGCCATATCAGAAGCATTAGCTTCTATGCCTATCTATAAAGATATTATAGAAGAGAGAACCACGGTAGTCTATATTGGTTCTTTGGCATATGTGCCATTAAGTTTGGTTCTAAAGTTCAAGCTAGAGAACCAAAAAGCTAGATTGATCTCTAATGATCATCTAGGATACAAGTTTGAGATGTTAGTTTAATAGATTTAGAACCAAAAGATAAGACAAATGTCTTATCTGGTTCTTTATTTGTTTTTTTTAGTGCCAGACAGTCTAGTGTTCATAACCTTGCTTATAAGAGCACTTCTGGCTACAAGTAATACTAAAGCTAGTGAGCAACAAAAACATCTATACAAGGTAGCTATGAGCCCTGTAGTAGGTGTTTAGCTGTGGTAATTAGTTTAGCTAGTGAGCTACTGTTTTTGTTGTAAATTGGTGTTCAAATTCAGTTGCTCAAGTGAGCTAAAATTCAAGTTGAGATAACTATATCTTATTTAAATCTTCACTTTCAATATATAAGGAAACATTATGGCATACACAACTTCAACAGAAAACACAAACTACATAACAGTAGAGAACAAAGCAGGTGATCTCATCTGTTTTGTTAACCCTGCTAAAGGTGTTGATATGGAAGATCTTGTATCTTTCTTAAAGAGCAAGAAGCTTCGTGCAACAATAAAATCTAAAGAAGATCGCAAGATCTCTTTAGACTAGTGTAACTACCTTCTACACGGGCTCTAGCCTTTGTAGTTGGTATTGTTTTTTTTTAAACTTCGTTGTAACATTAGTTACATTTAAATCCATTACATAACTACTAAATTTATGTAATTACACAAAGGAAATATTATGATATACATAAACAATTTCACACCGAAAAACCTAGTAAACTTAGCAGTGGCTCTCAAGAGCTCAAACACTACACATTTTGTACATAAAAAAGATGTACAAAATATCAATAAAACAGACATACTAATAAGCAGAAATGCTATAGTTATTAACAACAAAAAGTACTCCATCAAAGAGATGGGATATTTTGGCTTATCTATCAAAATAGATAGACTTAAGAGTACCATCTTTAACAAGTATTTATTTACTTCATCTAACCTGTTAAAACATAACAGAAACTATGTACATAAAATAGTAAAAATAATAGTAGATTTTCTTGTTGGTGACAGACAAGAAAGCTATCTATTAGCACAGATAGAAATACTATCACAAATACTAAGAGAAAAAGAACTCTTAGTGTATAAAACATTAAAAGATTTAGAACCAAATCAAGATGGTTTTATATACTTATCTAAATACTATCCTAAATGGAATAAGTATCTAAATCAAAAAGAGAAACCATCTCTTAAATACATCATAATAGATGATGTTGAAGATAGAACCACAAGCATTAATGTGGCTCCATACAATTCATCAAGTTTTAGGTTTAACCAAAAGCTAAACCTAAATAAAAACCTTAGATGTTTTGTTCATCTACATAAACCATTTATTCACAAAGATGGTTTTATATGTGTACTTGATAATACACTAGATGGGCTAGTAAAAGATGTTATCAAAAGAATAACAAATGAGATAAACCACATACCTCTATCTAAAACTATGTTACCTATACTAAGAAACATAAAGATAGAAAATAGAGTACTAGATATATCAAATACACCCCTATTTATAGACGATGTATCATATATCTTAGATAAAGAACCAAAGATTGACTATGTAGTTAAACTTGGATCTGATAAACAATATGCGATATTGAGCAAACGAGAAATTGTTGGCTCAGATGATAGATTAAATAAGAGAAATAATTATTTCATATGGTCAAATGACTATAAAAAGATAATCTCATATTTAGAGCTTTTCCACTTCTCAGGCAACAATAGAGAAATGGAAAATGCTAGATACATTTTAAGACTAAAAATAGATAGAAAAAAGATTGTATATCTTAAAAAATGTATCAGCATAAATACTGTTATGAAAGTATTACTATATAGCAATAAAATAAACTATGTAGTAATACCAACTATGACAGAACCAAAGAGTTTTATCATATGTGATAAAGCTACAATGAGCTATAAAAATATCATAGATATAGATAAGTATATTTATGATATAAAATAGTTTTATCTGTGGTAGGTTAGTAGTTAATTAGTTATGTGAAAACACATAAAAATAGCACTATTAATATAGTGCATAAATCATAAGGGAAAATTATGAAAACGGTAAAAAATAATATTAAAAAGATGTTAGAAGATATGTTGATGGGTAAGGATGTAGATGCTATATCCGATCTATTGAAAACAGATAAGAAAACAGCGAAAGAAATAGCTATATCTATAGCTGTTAAAACGATTATTTTACTAAAACCAACTACTATACAGGCTATTATGATTTACACTCTAGATAGCCTAAAAAACAACACAAAAATAACAGAAAAAGAGATTTATGCTGTAATTGACTATATGGCTGGTAATGATGTACTTAAAACTAATATTTTAGTACCAAAGAACAACACGAAACAGTACTTTATGATATACAATAGCCTATCTAAGCAATTAGATGAAGATGCTATATTATCTATCGAAGGTATAGAGCATCC